GCTAGATATGAATGGCGCGATGCCGAATTCGAGCCAATGGAATATCCCACACTTTCCATGGTTCAAGTTTTACCAGAGCCATGGTTTAATTATCTGTCTGCTGGCGGCGTCCCCGAAACCGACGACCCGGTTTCAGACATGACAGCGGAGGAACTTGTACGCTGGGCGGGGGAAACGTTCAGAGATTCCAAAGGTGATATGTGCAAGCATATGGCCGAGGAATTGCAGCGTTTCATCGATGAAATTGAAGAAGCACCTGAGTCCCATCCCCGCCTCACAAATGCGCACTGGCGACTTATCCGTATGGGTGCCGAGGGGCATCGTGGTTGGTTCACTGCAGTAAATAAGTTGAACCCAATCTGGAAAAAGAGCCAGCGTCGCAAGCGGGATACTCCAATGGATCCCGGGACGGAAATTCGGAATAGCGTTGTTGGGGCAATCAGCCAAATTCAACCAACTTGGGAAATGTTAGTTGATGACCCTTGCGATATTAGGGCAGCAGTTGATAATGGTGAGTACGATGATAGACTTAGTAACTGGGGCTATAATGAGACGTGTCCCTGCGGTGACACCAGTTGTACAGGTTGCGACAAAGGTCGGCGTATTGCTGATAGTGATTTCGATGGTCTTGGGCCTATTATTGGTCGCCTACAAATTATCAAAAGTAAATCACCGGATGAGTATTCCCAGAACGATGATGGTAATGCCGAGCACTTCGTTGATTTGTATGGGGACAACGTTAAGTTCATATCGAACAGATATTGGGCAATCTGGCTGCCAGACGATGGACGCCTTGGTAGTTCAAGATGGTATGCGGACCTCGACCATACGCTAGCAAGACTTGCAGTAAAGCGCGTTAAAATTGCCAATGAACGCTTTGCTAGAATGTGTTCATTTGAAGCAGCGAAGAATCCAGATGATGGTGTTCTGAAGAAAAAAGCAACTAGCTGGAATACTTGGGCTAAAGCTTGTGGCGAAGTTTCTCGTGTTAAGACTTGCCTTGAAGCTGCAAAGAAAGAGTGGGTGGATGATGACACCCAAGTCACTCTTGACGGCAAAGAATTTGATAGCAACCCAACGCTACTCGGCTGTGCCAATGGCATCATCGAGTTAACTGGTGACCCTGAATTGCGGATCCCCCGCCGAGAAGATTATGTTACATACAATACAAATATCCCCTACGTCCCTTGGCGAAATTTGGCCACTGGAGATAACCAAAATCTCAACGGCTACCACCTTTGGAATGAATATCTCAACACATTCCTCCCAGACGTTGAACTTCGACATTTTATCCACAAGATTATGGGTCACTTGCTTATTGGGGCTAACCCAGAAAAGTTGCTTATTTTCCTCTATGGGCCACATGACACTGGCAAGTCAACGATGCTCGGAGCAATTAGCTCGGCTCTTGGCGACTACTGCTCCCCTGTTGATATAAATCTATTCCATACCGGTAGGTTTAATCCACAAATGATGAACTCGATTCCACGTCGAGTTGTTACCCTTAGTGAGATTGACGCTGGCACCCTTGACTCTGCTACCATCAAAAGAATTACGGGTAATGACAAGTTCATTACAGAAGTAAAGTTCACTGACAAAACCTTTGAAGGTCGACCGCAATTCACTACGCTTATCGCTTGTAATAATCCGCCGAATATTGTTGGTGCGGATGAGGCACTACGTGAACGTATTCTTGCATTACCATTCGCAACGATTATTCCTAGAGATAAGCGGCGTTATGATCGCCAAGATCAAATTGAAAAGCATTGTGGCATATCTGTACTATCCTGGTTGATCGAGGGTTGGCGACTTTACTGTGAAGAAGGTGTGGGCCGCAATATGTGGCCGCACGCGATCCGTATGTTACACCACGATGTAGTCAGCGGGTTTTCTGCCCCACAGACATTTATTGCACAATGTCTGGAACGGGCTCGAGATTGCGAAGACGGTATGCGGGCCGAGAACTTGGCTCTGGAGAAGGCGCTCAACAAGAATCGACAAGCGCCCAATCCTTCCGATTGGCCTGCTGAGTGGACGCCATCTTCAGTTAAAGTCTATGAAATTTACGTGCGCTGGTGTGCATCAATCGGTGAATCACCAGTAAGCATGATAGAGCTCACCAGGGAACTGGGGTGCGGGCGACCGGAACCGCGCAAGGTAGATGGTGAAGTAAGACGATGCTATATCGGCATCCGCATAAAAGGAACATAATGGTAACAGTATATTCTAAGCCAGAGTGTGTACAGTGTAACTCAACGAAAAATGTGTTGAAGAAGCTAGGAATTCCCTACGTCGAGGTCGACGTGAGCGTCGATGCCGACGCCTACAACACCCTTATTGAGGCCGGATTCGTAGGCGTACCGGTTGTGAAGACTGACGACGATACGTGGGTAGGCTTCAGACCTGACAGGATCAAAGCCCTTCTCGGTTCTTCGCCCGATTCTCAGCAGCCTGCTGCAACCCCGCCAGGTGCTTCTTCACATCATATGGCGGAGCAGAGTTTGCAACAGCCAGTGGCCTGCTAACAGTTACATTGTGTGGCATAACATTTGGCTTAGGGCCGAATAGATAGGTCGCCACCTCTGGGGATTCGGTTGGTGGGTTCAAGCGATTCCAGCGATCCGCCACCAACCTACGGGCATCAGCTTCTGACATATTTAGCCGACGCTTCAAGGTATCAACTGCAAGCTGTTGGATCTCTGTATCGGATTGCTTATGGAAATCATTATTGTCCCACATATCACCGGTAAGAAGTTCCAGTAATGCACGCATTTTCATATCGTCAAGCGTGAACTGTAGAATCTTTCTTTCCAGGTGCCCAACATATCGCGACGTCTCGTCATTCATGACAAGATCGATAAGCGGGTGTCGCACAGGTGCCATGGTATATTCCTTAGTATAGCAGCAATCTGGCCTTACGCATATTCAAACGCAAGTCAAGTATATCCTGTTGGGTGACCTTAATTACCATCGTCCCGGATGACTCATCAATGACAGCACCATAGAGTAGGGTATCAAATGAACCTAGCAATGCCTCTGCGATATTTTGTAGGCCATCAAGCTTCTCACCCTGCTTATGGTAATCTGTTGCAAGTTCTTTGTATCGTTTATCATTAGCGTTGAAGATATCAATTTGCATCTTACGCTTGGCTTCTTCAACGGCAGCGTCATTATCGCGCCGTAGCTTCTTCGCATTTTCAGTGTCAAATTCTTCAGCGGCTTTAGTGCGCGCAGCTTCAGCGGCAGCATTCTTGCGCCCAAGCCAAAACTGTAAACCGCCCCAAAGAGTTCCACTGGAGACTAACGAAACAATTATCGTTAATATAAAGTTATTGGTCACAGGAGGTTGGACTTGATTTGGCGGATTTGAAAGATCCGACGCCACGACCGTAGCGTAAGCATGCAGCCGCCCAACACCCCCATGAAGCAGAAGAATATGCCATATACTGATTCGCCCCAGTATGTGGTTTGTAAAAAACAGAGGACGTATAAGTTCACAACCGACCATGTGCCAAAGTCTCCTGTCAACTGCATCCAAGCACCGGCGTAAGCGGCATTTGGCTCACCTTGGCTCTTGAAGGCCGCGCTCTTATAATACCGCCTACCAAGCAGCGAAATTAACGGGCAAACAATATTTAAGCAACACCATGCTTTATAGTATAGTTCTCCCATTACTGGTTCAATGTTCTGGGGTATATCAAAGGCAAATAAAAGCAGATAGATTCCGGCGATCGCAAATATACAATAATACATTATTTGGAATGGGACAATAGATTCTGAATCTATGACTTGGAAAAATCTGATTCGTCCCTGGATAAACGCAGACCGACTTTGCTTGACAACTTTTGCCAAACGCCCGATCACTATGAACCCCCAGATTGGCCATTCTGTTGCTTGGTTAAGGGTACGCTTAGTATCAAAGACTGCGCGAATATGTAGATCAGACATGGAGCCCCTAACCCACTTCGATTTCCATAAATTCCGCCAACCAGAAGTAACCCCGCCAGCAGACCGCAGATGAAGCCTGACAGGAAGACTGCGCGCCCGAACATCCTTGTTCGTTTAGTAACTAATGTATATGCTAAGTAGAAGAACAAGCCAAGGAAGAACACCCCGAATAGGTTATCCCCATGTGGCACAATCATTAAGTATTGCCATGGTGCACCACCGAAGCGATCTGGCGGGGTCAGAATAAACCAGAGTGATAAGAACAGAATCCAAGTGGAGTGCCACCAATAAGAGGTGATGATTACCCACCTGGCATCATCACTTGTTATGTCACTGAAGTCCTCATGTTGCGGCATACGCTAGCCATTCTGACTGCGGTACTTTGCAACGATCTTGGCTTCTTGTGCAGCGGTTGGGGGGTTCGGATTTAGCTTGCTAAGTACAACAGTGACTACACCGATAAGGACGTTGATGGTTGTAACTTGACTGGCTGTAAGGTGTAGCACGCTAGCTGCTTGCATGGTATCTGTGGCGATAACCAAGATAAAACCACAGGCAGTAATGACATCATTCTTAATGGTGCTAAGATTCAAGTTCACTGTTTCTCCTAGGCCGCAACGAGGAATGGCATGGTTTGGTGTCCTGCCAACGAAATAAAATTGTACATCGGTGTGATATCATATGAGTAATGGTCTGCATTTGCACCGGCAGCCAGGAATTGGAAGCCATTAACGATTGCTTGGATATCTTCAATGGGGTGCATCAAGTCCCCCATAACGCCGAGAATAGATGGTCCATCCAAGTTCTGTACTGCATTGAATACTGTCTGCTCAATTGAACCGACCCCATTTTGCGGTGCGATTGCATATAGTTCTGTAGCACCCTGGTCTGGGTTGTTAGTGTTGGCAAAGTCACCCCAGAAGTGTGTAACTTCAGCGGCATTTGGCAATTGGCATTGCATCTGTGCCAGCGTCATGTTACAAGCGCCATTTGGGTTAACGGCTTGTGCGATACCGCCGCTAGGACCGCCGTTCTTGTCGGGTGGCATCGGCCAGCCAGCGAACTCATTGCCAGACGCAAAGCCCGCAAGACGTTGTGGGTTGCCCTCGACAACAACAGCGACGATCCGTGACAGGATATCCATGCGGTTATATTTCCAGCACCACTGGATAAACTGGCACACTACCATTGCGCCCTGTGAATACCCATCAAGGACCAAAGAATTGTAACGATAGAACGGCCCTGGCGTAATGTTGAAGCCGGGGTAGATCTCACCGGTGGTAAGGTAGATCAGTGATTGCACACCCATAACTACCGAGGGGTCCATGGGAATGGTAGCGGCTGGGTAATCACCAACAGGTTGCCAAAAGAAGATGTCTGGTTCATTCTCCGCAAGTTGTTGCCCAACTAACGCAGGCTGGGGCGGTGTGGTATCAAACATATTTGTACCGGTACCCGATACAGTCAGTACAATGTGCTGCGGCATTAGTAGCTCCCAGTAGTTAATACAGAACGTAGCTGACAGCCGTTACCCTTAAATGCATTGACGTCACCAACAAAACCATTATCTAGATTTGCGTCATCGGTGAATTGCCAAATGCTAGGGGTTGCCCCGCCGTAGCTATTCCAGCCTTCACCGTTATCGCCATTGCCCTCTGTATAAAGCGTAGAGGCATAGTCCTCACCGCTGATCGGGTAGCCCGAGCTGATTAGCGCAATCCCGTTGCTGGCAAATGCCGAGAGGTCAGGGGAGCCGATCTGCCCCCAATACCATTCTGGCAAATAGACCAGCGGTATATTAACGCCAAGATTATTAAATGCATTAATCACCGCCCAGAGGTTACCGATGTCACCAGACTCATCTTCTTGATCCAGCATAGCATTGACGCCGCCCTGGTTATTCACAAAGTTCTGGGCTTGGGATGCAGGATTGCTGAGGTCTACGTAGTGGTAACCGATGCAAGGAAAGTGCATGTTGGCCGCAGTAGATTTGATCGTAGGCCAAAAAGCATCTTGGAAATCGCTACCCTGGCTGACCTTATGTTCAATCCAGGAGTAACCTTGGCCAGGCAAACTCTCGACAAGTTGCTGGGCTTGGCTGGGATAGCTGAAGTTATTGTTGCTGGTATCAGGGCCCCACAAAGTCATGATCAATTCTACCTTAGACTACGGTGCCAAGCTTGCTTCCATGGCGTTAATACTTGGACGATAAGCACCAATCTGATAACGAATGCGTCTGCTACCAACCTTGAAGATTAAATACCAATGTTGGCAAAGCGCTTGCCGCTCATTGCGATTGGTTGGGATATTCGGCAACATCATGATATGAAAACCTGGCCCCATATTGAAATTGGATTTAATATCCAACTTCTTCACGGGCGGGGCAAAATCAACCCACTGTTTGAATACCCCATAGTTTGCAACTATGTCCCAAAGGAATTCGCAAGCTAGTATTACATATTGGTCAGCTTGCACTATTTCGACAGAGGTGCCTTCGCGCCGGGTAATGATCTTGCCCGTGTAAGGGTCGAGCGGGTGAGGATGCGGAGGGTGGACGCAAATGTCCACCTGCTCCTGCATCCCAACCCGCGTACCGAGCTGCAACATCACGCAGCGATGGGGGTCAACGCCAACGAGTACGACGTCATCGTAAACGTGTTGGTATTGACCCAAGACTGCGAAGCGGTAAGCTGGAAGCTAAAGATGAAGTTACCAGCTGTCGCGTTATCCCACACTGAAATATCAGTGAGGGTTTCCGAGGTACCGCCATTCGTCCACGATGGTGCCGTACCTGTCTGCGACATAGAACCACCGGATGGCGTACCATACCCCGACGTGGGCCGGGTAGTGCTACCAGCAGCAGCGCTAGTTGTACCGGCAGAACCGGGCCCAGCTGTATGCAACTTCATGTAAAGCGCTGCCGGCGGTGACGGGAATGCCGTACCGCTCGCTAGAATGTTAAGCCACTTGTTGGCGCAGTTGACTGCACTCAATCCATCAGCCATTATTAACCTTCCTCACTGTTTTCATAGTTGTAACGATTGCCTTCATCATCGGCAAGGAGCCGACCGTTTGCGTCGCGAACTTCACCTTTCCCAGTCGCGACTAACTTCATTATTTCTGTGGGGCCTGGCATGCTATACTCCTACGGTATTCTGCGGAATCACCTGGACACAGGATAGTGCCAAGGCACTTGCGGTCGGCGAACCTGTCGGGTTAACAAGGAAGTCAACAAGATCACCTTCATTGATACTTGCAGTTAACCCACCAGAGTTACCGGTAGTGGCCGAGCCAGATATACTGCAAAGTACATTGGTAGTTGTAGCATTCTGCCGAACCCCGAATGCAAACTGTGCAGTGCCACCGGGCGCGCTAGTTAGCACAGCATAGAGATCTTCTATGGTACAAGCCGGCATCATAGTTTGTATACCAGATGCAGTTTCTGTTGTGCCTAGTGCAGCACCTTGCCCGTAAATTGGGCCGAACTCAGCAGCGCTATTGGATGGAGTAAGGTTCCTAGAATACATGAGCGGTTGTTGACCAATCGTTCCAGGAATAAAACTAGAACAGAAGTTAAGGATAGCCCAGGCCGATGAATCCCATGCTTCACGGTACACTAGCAATTTGCCTGGAGCATACGTTGGCGGGGAAACTGCAGTATTCACCAGTGATGCACCAGAAGCCAATGATGTAACCGTCATGAACCAAGACTGCGTACCAAGCGCTACATCCATAATACCAAAGTGACAGTTGGCTGAACCAATGCTAGCATTAGCAACAAGAGCCATGGACACATGCGTCATGCTCATCGGCACGAGCCCCTGTACAACAGAAGCTGTGGCATTCGGTGCACTAGCCGAACCTTGAATTGGCATGTACTGTGTGTAGTTTGTATTGGCGCCCGCAGCGTTATGTGGCAACATAAAGTAGTTGCCACCATATGTTGCATTGTATGGGGTGAAGTATTCGATGATCCAGAATGTATTACCACTGCTCGCTGGGCTGCCGGATGAATTAACCACCAGCTTAACTAGGTCACCTTGACTACAACTTAACGCGCCATTCCAAGTAGCACTAGTTGCGCTACCGCTAATAACTGTATTGGTCGCTGTCTGCGTTGTGCCATTCTTGTTGATGGCAACTGTCCAGCTTGTTGAACCACCCGGCGCATTAGTACACCAAACTTTAATGCCAGTAATTACACAAGTGTCACTAAGGGGCGTCTGTGTTGCCACAGCTTGGTTGCCCCATGATTCAATATTGTATGAAGCATGTACGGCTGCAAAGTATCCGTTGGAAAATGTACTACCAGATCCTTGCCAGAAGCAACGCATCGGACCTTGATAGGTATTGGCGGGTGTCGCAGTAACCGTCAAGGAACCATGACCGACCAAGCCAACAACGCCACCGCCGGTAATTGTAGCGGTAACCGTTAGGGAACCGGAGTCAGATGCATTGGCAACTTCAGTTTGAGTAACGCTAGCCACAGCCGTCAACGAACCTGATCCGACCGCACCTACAATACCACCACCAGTAATAGTGGCAGTCGCGGTAAAGGATCCCATATCCGTGTAGGCTTGCGGGCCGTCGCCTAGCGCTGTTGACGTAACGGTAAGGGAACCGGCTCCTACCTTACCGACAACCGAGCTACCGCTATCTGTCGCGGTAGAGGTAGCGCTGAGAGAACCGGCCCCGACCTTACCGACCGTTGAAGAACCCTGATCGCTACCGGTCGCGGTGATCGTAGACACGCCGCCTGTATATAGCCCAACGTGCCCAGTACCAGTGATTGTAGCCGTAGCAGTTAGTGCGCCAGAATTACCTTCAGTAACATAGCCAGCACCGATAATAGTCGCATTAGCAGTAAGCGCACCTTGGGCTACATCACCCACTACGCCAATCTCATAGCCAAGTAATAGTAGCATACCAGAACCAACAATAGTCGCAGTGACGACCGTTGCATTTGGTGCGCCCGACCCAAGTACGCCATAACCGGTAGCAGTTGCTGTTACAATCTGCGTACCATCATTGCCAACATTAACTACACCTGCACCACTAGCTTGCGCATTTACAATTACCCCGCCAGCGGTCGCTGGGTTTGAGCTGCCGTAAATACCAACGGCACCAGTACCTGTAATATTGGCATTGATTACCGGCGCAGCATTACCGGCGGGGTTCACGACACCAGTACCCGTAGCGACTGCGGTAATGATGGCACCAGATACCACAAGCTGCCCAGTACCAGTAGCGGCCGCGTTAATTACTGGTGCCCCACCCGATGCGATTGTACCAGTACCGGTGATTTGTGCTTGAACTTGTAGGGAACCCATATCGAAATACTGGAGCAAAGTTTGCAACCAGTAGTAGATATTCCGTGGGTTGCCTTGGTAATCAAGTAGGCCATAGCCGGTGTACCCATCATAGATATGGGCGTTATTGGCATCCATGGCGTTGTAAAGAAATACTTCTGTTACATACGGTAGCGTATTGAGAATATTGAAACACTGTTGGGTATAGGCTTGCTGAAGTAGTTCATTCATGCCAGCTTGATATATACAATAGCCTAGCTCTGTGATCCACATTGGCGTGGAGCCGTAACCGTATTCTTGCATAACTGCATAGATACCTTGGACCTGCCGAAAGTTATCCATGAAGATATTTGGCACAGGACCGGCTGGTTGGTATGGCTCAAGTTGACCGGAACCAGTAATCTGGGCCTCGATGATCTGGGTGCCATCTTTGTTGATGTTCAGGACACCGTGCCCAGTAGCGAGCGCATTACAAACTAGATTACCACTTGTACAGACGGCAGGTAGTTGCATACCTTCAATAACATTGCCATGATATGCAGTATCGGTTATAGGGTACACATGGGTGGCTACTGCATCAAAGTAGCCCCCGGCACCACCTGCCATACACTCTTCAAAGAATGTAACTTCATCGACAGTATCCCAGCCATAACCGATCCAAGACCCCACAAACTGAACATGCTGCATACCGCCAAACACACAGACTGATTCATTACCAGGCAATATGCTTTTGATACCAGTGTAGCCAGCTTGAAGGTAACTCACATAGTTCGTTACACTTACTACATTAGTCCAGAAGAACATAGCATTCTGTTCATTCCAGAACTCAAACTTATTGACGCCCCAACCTGCTAGACTACTGTAAATGCCATCCGTGCGAATACCGGGGCCATTCGGTCCATAGCGAAATGCAATTTCTTGGCAGAATTCAGTAAATTGTGCTGCTGTCCAATATGATGGCCTATCCTGACCAATCATGAAAAGAATGTCACAGCCTACATTCAAGCGAATGTTATTAACGGCAGCGTCGACAAGACTCCAGTCCCGTCCACGCATACCCGGAGCAAAGCTCGTGACTACCCCAGAGCCGTAAGCAACCGCCTGGACATTAAGTGATCCATTTGTATTTGGTGGACTAGTTGACGTTCCAACATATCCGCTACCGGTGATGGTGGCTGTGATAACGTCGCCAGAACTGGAGGTGCCTTCATAAGGTCCTGGCTGTAAGTTTGTGCAAACGAGTCCATATGGAATCACCATCCGCCACATGCCTAGGTTTAGCTGCTCGAGCTTTTCAAAGGCATTGTTCTGCGTGTAAAGTTGTGGCTGAGTTTGCACCCAAGCATCTGAGACATTGATACCGAAGCTATACGGCATCGTACGCCACAAACTGCCCGATACCAGTTCCCCAGTCTGGGCTGGCACCGTTGTAATATAAACCAGATGCGTTCGTCACAAGTCCTGTATAAAGGTAGCCGGTACTATGGTTGATAATATTACCCGTATCCGTCCAGGTTTGGCCTACCTGTTGTTCATTGCGGAACATTGCAAATGTATTCTCTGCTTCATCATATGCAATACCAAGTACATCACCTACATTAACGCTCGGGCTACCCGTTGCTTGAACAACACGACCAGTACCAGGACCAGTGTATGACACAATTCGCAAGAAGTTACCGTACCACTGATGGTCAAATTCAAGGACTACATATTCGCCAAGCGTAGTTGTTGTTGTGTTATATTGTGCACAAAGTATTAGGTGGACCGGGCCATAAACGTTAGAGCCAAAATACTTAACAATACATGACACATAGTTATTCTGGGTTGCCAAGGGCGTCTTGTATATTGCATAGTGCATATTGCCATTGACGTCATAGACAAAGTCTTGAGTGCCCGCACCACTAACGGTTGGGAGCGCGTACGTTTCAACGACGCCCCAACTTGAAGATAATGCTGTACCATAGGAAAAGTTCTGGGAGATACTAACCCCGCCAGCATTAAGGGCTTGGGTCCAGAGTGCATTGATCTGGGTAGTGTTGGCAGCAGTACCCGGGTTCTGGCCGGTAAGACTTTGAACAATATTGTTCCACCAACCAGATATGGCGCCCTCAATATTGTTGAGTAGATCTTCTATGCCTTTGAAGATTGGTATATTGAGAATGTCATCAACGAGTTGTTGCACCATACCGAATAGTTTGCCTACAACATTCAGGATCGTGTCGATACCATTCATGGCATTCTGGATAAGATCGGCCAGACCTTTAACGGCATCGCCAAGCAGACCATATGACACACCGCTCGCATTGGAGCCTGTGATTTTATTGAATAACAAGTCTACTAAGTTGGCAAGCGCAGTGGATACATTGACAATTAGATTGCTAATTGCAGTTAGGCCTGGTATCTGGAACCACTCGCTAAAGTTGCTAAAGTTAGCACCCGGAATATTGAGCCAACCGAATATGTTAGTGAATGATAGGAAGTTCTGTAGCAGTTGCCCAAATGGGTTGGTGATGTTCTCGATAGCAGTAATGGCATCGCCGATAGTGTTGACCAAGTCGGCCAAGTCTTGTACCCAAGGCGCGAGCGCCAAGAAGATCGGGTTGGTAATTGCACCAAGGTTGGTAAGACTGAAGCCACCAAGCAATGTTGTTATCGCGTGCCACAAATCAGAGAACGGACTAAGTCCACCAGATGTGACGCCGAAGACGGTGAGTACATTCCACATATTAGACAGGAATGATTCAACATCATTCGTTACATTCTGGAATGCGTTGATAAGGTTTTGCGCTGCTTGAATGAAATTGGCATTAATACCAAAGTCTTCAAGGATGGGGGTGATGAACCCATTGATTGTTGAAGCGAAACTACTCAAAGGTACAATGTAACCAAGAAAGAAGTTCTCTGCTGCATCAAATAGGTTGATCGGGAATGGATCTGTGGTATTAAATCCAAGGAGCGCACCGATGGCGGGGAGATAATATTGTAGATTGCCAAGGTCAATGCCAAAGAGGCCTTGTCCACCAGCGAACATTTCCTCGATACCAGATACTAAACTCTGTACTTTTTGGAGCGCATCCTGGTTGGCTTGGTCAATACCTTTCTGCATCGTCTGCAGATAAGAAGCAATGTAGTCGACCCAAGTGTTAAGGCGACCCATATTCGCTTCAAAGTCTTTATTGGTATCTGGGTACTTCGTTGAGTCGATCTGACTAAGTGCATATGTCTGCTGCGAAGAACTTGTGGCACCAGGATAAAGCGGTCCAGTCATGTCGCCACCGGGATGGTAAGTGTAAACACCCCGGCACTTGCCCAGTTAATATAGAAGGCTTCGTCAGCCGGTGACTGTGTACCTTGGAAGTTCATGTAGCCGATCAGTGGCTGTTGGGTTTCCGGCACGGCAGAGTTCATGTACAAAATGGCATAAGCAGCAGAAAAGGTAACGCTGGGCCAAACCAAGTTCCCCGCCGTAACCACAAGCTGCTTTAGTGAACCTGAGACTTGATATAACGCCTCAACACCCGTGAGGGCTTGGCCACCTTCAAAGTAGCCGCTGCCAACAACCTCATTTGTTACATCTGATTTATATTGGTGTGAATCCTGGTTGGGGGTATAGCTACTCGTACATAGCATGCAGTAGACTGGGTCATCAACAAAGTCGACCGCTCCAGCGAATAGGCTCTGAAAGAATTTGCCATACAGGTCAAGCGGCCTGTTGATTGGGTTACTCGGCCCAATAACTGGGCCTGTGCCTCCTGTGGTCAACTGCCCGGTCCAATCTGTGCGGCATAAGTGGCGACAGTTACATTTGGTGTGGCGCTTTCAACCATAGTTGTAGAACCACTAATGCTACCCTGATAGTATACCGGCGCATAGTTGAATGCGCCTTCAGCCATGAGCGTTAACTCACAGGTGCCTTGGTCTTCATTTACTTGAATTGCGAGGATCTTATGAAGCTGGTTGACGTCACCGACCCATGGCATATAGCCAGTGACCCAAATATCATCGCCTACGTCGTAGGATCCAAATGGGGCATTTGGGTGCCCCAAGATGGTAACAATATCGGACCAGTAGGCAGGGGTTTGTCGCTTTGACAACTTACGCTGAGCCCAAGCTGCTGCGATTTCGTTGCTGTTGATTCTAGCTTCATCTTCGGTAAGCACGCGACGATATCTGTTGGGGAGGGGATTAGTGAAGGTTGCGCTGTACTCACTGCCGGGGAACCAACCGTCAATAATAACATCACTAGCCCAGTCAATTTGAGCTTCCACATATGGTAGTGCCTCCATAACATTTTCATTGATGACAAATGATAAGTAGTCTTGCTGTACACCAGCCTTAGGATAGCCAAGGAATATTGACTTCTGGATTGCCGAGTAGTCATCATTCCAATTACTATATTCGACATAGTCAAAAGGAATATTTTGTGCAAGAGTATTGATGTAATCGCCACAGTCGTTCTTGTCTTCTGCACGAATATACTCAGCAAAGAAGTCCAGGTTCATGATATTGCCATCGAACGCATAACCCGGTAGCATTTCGAGTCCGGCAATAGACGGGTAAACTGTTACCCCAAGATTGCCATTGCTATAACTCTGTAGATGATGCCAAATCTTTTGAACAACTTGGAACGGGTCGACGGTAAGGGGGTTCCAATTCTCTAGCCACGGAATACCTTTTGGATATCCAGCGAACCCCTGAGCTTGTAGGTGCAAGACACCGGTCTTCTTGTCTACCTTACCGGGCTGTACAATACCACTGCACCAAATCTTACGTTCGCCATAGATTTCTTTTTCCACATGAATCCAGTGCCCCCACGGATTGAACCCAATACCAATGGCAGATAGATCGCGGTAGTCAACATCGAACTCAATTTTACACGGGCCGCTTAATGCGCGTAGCAGCTTAGGCTTGGTGACATTGAGATCCCGCGTAAGAATCTTACCAGTTACTGCTTCCTCCACAATGAAACGAAACTTACCTTCATCGCCAGTAGGAATACTCGCAGGCTGTACGGTACCAGTTAGGGGTGCAGCGTACAGGCTAACGATACCGGAAACCCAAGGGCCGCTGCTAATGGTCTCAACCCAAGAGAACTTAGTCGCAGTAGATGTAGCTACGGTGTAGCCAATTCGCGCGTACGTCTCTCCAGACGCCTCAACTGCAGTCCAAGTTGTGTCGCCACTCGGCGCTTGTGCGCCGCCGTTGAGCGCCATACCAACGCCAATGGCAATCTCCGGTGCAAATGTAGATCCTTGGGTTTCACCAGAGTTAATATTGCCAGTAGCACCAGAATTGAAAATAAACTGGTCAACGATTGGTGAGTTGCCTAGTCCACTAATTTCATAGGCAACTATCTCGTTGATATATTCCATATTGGCAATGCTCAATGTGATACCATTACCGGCGGGGCAATTTGGTAGCACCCAGCAAGTAGCAAAGATGCCTTCATCAACAGCTTCATTGATACCGGCACTATTACCCGGATCCCAAACGGCAAATGTACCGGGTACTAGCTCGTAGCCGAGGAAGCAGTTGCTTGCTGCCATTGGGTATGCGTCGCTATTGGAACAAGCAACTACAACTACTACAGTATTGCCAAGGGTAACCGCACTAGCAAAACTAAAGCTAATCGCTCCAGTATTATTGGATTGCCCAATAACTTTCTCTTGCACAATTTGAATAGTCATATCACATCATATTGTATGATTCGCGCCAACAGAAGTATGCTGCGGTATCAGAGTTAGCTGTGCCTTCCTGTACCCAGCTGATCGGCCAAGTCGTGCCGACCGGGAATTGTAATTGATCCAAATATACTGTCTCCCCTAGCAACTGTGATCGCCAGTTGATGCCATTACTATCAATGACACGACGCTCCCAGGGATAGCTGTTAACTTCAAGAACAGATCCATCCGCTTCTTGTACACCAACCTCGAGAACGTTTTCTCCATATGTCATCACAGGGTGGTTGAATGGCCCCGTGAAAAGAATACGCATCCATGCGGGGCCATCGCCATCCTGCCTAGATGCAAATACCGGAGCTTGCCCTGGATAGATTGGGCCAACGAAATATTCTACATCGCTGTAGACGTATGTATCTGCACGTCTATACTCGGCCTGCACATTCCAAAAAGCGTTCTTGGTGGTAGACCGCGAGTATGTGACTTTACCTGGACGTCCATAAATACGCTTGGTGACGCCATCTCGGTCAGCAAAGTAAATTGGTTTAGTTTCACCCCAGTTAGGGAATACATCATTGGCCTTCCACTCCATAAGGAAATCGGATAGCATAGCTTGGGATTTGTAACCAAGCATCAATGGGAGTAAGTCATAGTCTATTGCGGCAGCAAAGTTAATAGGTCGATTATCCAAAGCGCCGAGCGTGAATACCAAACTGCCAGGTGACAGAGTATCAACACCGAATGATCTTTCATTTGTCCTAATGATCTGGAAGTCTTCAGCATTGACGTTATAAGTTTGAATATCAACTTTGCTAACTACCATATTGGTATGTCTACCAAATACTAAGCCGCCAATCTGATATTGGAATGGCCGCAAGTTTAGTGCAGAAGCTACCGTTGTTTGTTGCTCAATAGGCTGGTAAGGTCCGGGCCCAGGCGGGTTCCCGCTTGTGTTAGGGTTCGCCTGTCCAGTGTCTGGGTTAGTTGGCCCGGTCATGTCTTACCTGCTGCCGATACCACTGAAGGTGCACCAGTACCCACCATCCACATTGTGTCTGACATCATTTGCTGTGTCGTTTGTCCCGGGCCAGCATACACATTTACAGAACCCACCGTCGGCGTTAGTTGCTGTGGAGCATTGGTGTGATCATAAGCTTGCTGGAAACCGGGGTTCAATACGTTCTTATTGAGTGGATCGTTCTGGCTATAAGTATACAGCGATCCATTATTAGTATTGAGCAACATATTCACATTGCCGCCAAGCCAACCGGTCGCTTTACCACCCAACGTAAAGCCAGCGATATCACCCATGTATTTAGTAACTTGCTGGTAAATATCAATACCTGCAGTAATACCCATATTCACAGTTGACAATGCGTCACCGACAAGTCCAGCAATGCTACTGGCTGCACCTAAAGCGGCCGCAGCTCCAGCTGCCCCGCCGGAGGGATCGGCACTTGCACCGGCACCAACAAAGCTACTGACCGTTCCCAAGACAGACGATGTCGTTTGTGCAATCTGTGCGCCAGTTGTAATAAATTGTTGGACATCCTTTACCATACTGATAACAGTCTGAGTATCCTTGGGTAGCAAAGCTGCTTTCTTAATTAAGTCGGCACCAGCACCAATGGAATCAATTACGCTGTTGATACTAGAAAAGATGCTATCCGCAATATTACCGGCACCCTGGATAGCCTGGGTAGCAATTTGCATACCAGACATTGGTGCTTGGGTAGGTGCCTGCGGGACACCAGGCACGCTCTGTTGGCCCATTCCACCAAGCCAAGTCCCACCACTTTGCCCGGGTTGCTGGCTATTCTGTCCACCCAACCAAGAACCGCCACCCGACTGTAAGCCATTACCTGGCGTTCCGCCACCAGGTAACAGGCCAGTACCCGGCATATTAGTCTGCTGATTGGTAGTTACTACGTTGCCGCCCGGTGTAAGCCACGCGCCACCAGATGGTGTCATCTGCCCAGTTCCCGGTCCGCCAGCAGGCGGCGAACCGCCCTGCGGCGGCATACCATTCAGCAGCGGCGCCACATCCGTAGCCCAGTGTACGTGCGGCTCTGGCCCATAGTCATCGTGGCCAGCCCAGTCACCTTTGTTGTAATCTGGGTACTTAGTACCAGGCCCAACCGGTTCGCCAGCAAATATTCCCCAAGTTTTGCCTTGCTTTGAGTTAGCGTGGATAAGCTCCATAGTCTGACTCATCAAGCTATTCATAATGAAGTCAGCAAACTTATCCATTGTGCCAGCCGGGTCTTTGTCCCCGGGCTTCGCAACCCAGTCTGTCGCGAACCCCTCTTGGTGTAGTGTGCCACCTTCAGGATAAGTGCTTGGGATAACCCCAAACCTATTACCCAAGTCTGTCATCCATGCAGGCAATTTGCCCGGGTGCCCGTAGCCACCGGTGTCTGTCCCCGGCGCATAGAGCGGTGGGCTAGTAAACGCACCAGCACTACGGGCTCGGTCATAAGCACTTACCGTGCTGCCCCCAAGGAACGGCTGCGCCCGCGTTGCCTGGCTGGCGGGGTTATCGGCAACACCACCGCCAGGATCTAATGGGTGTTCTGTGTCATTGAGGGCTACCCCGCCGTAGTCGGATGCGTTGCGAGTTGGTATATTATTGGCTGACGTAGGCGCAGCGCCACCTGCTGTCAATCGATTGTAAATGCCTAGAGCATTTTGCCGTTGTCTATTTCGCAAGTAATCGCCCGGGCCAATTTCGCCGGACGGCGCATCATTATATCCGCCACCAGCTACAGTAGCGGGGACTTGCACGCGAAGCGCTTGGTTCCAAGGGTTGGGATTATTTAAGCCTTGGCCACGACTTCTAAATTGGTCAAGGAATCCATGAATTGCAACCTTTGGGTCTAGCTTGTTTCCGTACTTGTCGTAACTACTATCTTGTTGGTAAGCGCCACCAATATCTGGCGTACCATTTTGATTCTGAAGTACATTCGTTCTTGGGTTAGTACCCAGTCCAGTTTCTTGTAAACCAGTACCAAGAGCCGATAAAGTTTGCTCTTCATTAAATCCCATGGCTTTTGCCTGGTTGATAACTTCTGCGGCAAATTGGTCTTGAGTTAATCCAGTAGGTCCAACTTGTCCACCAGCGGGCGCGACTGCTCCACCTGTAGGCGCGACTGGTGTTGTTGGCGGCGTATCGCTTGCCGGTCCTTTAGCGCTGGGCGGTACATAAGTGCCCGTGGTCGGTCCGCTGCCTGTCGCAGGCACTGTGGTATCCGTAGCGCTTAGTTGTCCATATGGACTCGCCTTTGGTACATTTGGTACATCGAATTGACCTTGGTATGCTGCTTGTGGAATTAGCGGTTTATCACCTTGGTCAAAACCGCCAGGTGCAGTCAATGGGTTGACGCCACCCTTCCACAATTCGGCAAAGAGTTTTACGCCTTTAAGCACATCGCTTGCTGCACCAAGACCGGTGCTGATAACTTCATGGGCAATATTAGATACTGCCTTCATATCTGAAGTTAATCGTTTAATCCATTGGTCAAAACCAGAGCTGCCAGCATGATACTCTCCACCAACAGCGACTGTATTTCCTGATGTACTAAATTGATCTTTAGCTGCACCTGCTACGCCACTTGCTGCAGCCGCTACTTCACCTTGCCCCGATGCAATACCGGATGCATAGTCATGACTAAATTGTGCGCCCCATGTATCAGACCAAGTATCTGAAAGTGGTCCCTCTTCAGTAGGCGAGCCCGGTTTGCCATGGGATACTGGTATGCCGAACATGTCCTTGACGGCATCTTCTACCGTAGTTAAACCACTGCGAATGCCAGCTGCAAAATCATCGGCAAGCTTTTCACCCCAATTACTTACATCGCCCCACCAACCCTTAATCAATTTCGTAACAGTATCCCACATACTCTCAAAGAAACTAGGCACTTTACTAAGCGCATCTGGTAATTCATCGATGCCAGCATTAACATCATCCACCCACTCTTTAAAGCCATCATTGTTTTCATAGAAGTAAACAAGACCAGCAGTAAGGGCAGCAATACCTGCAACTACTAGGCCAACGGGATTGGCTAGTAATGCAACAGCGCCTGTAACGATTGGAATAACTGTACCCAGTGCATTAAATGCACCTACAGCACCAATAATAAATTCAATTTCTTTGGGCGTTAATTTGCCGAGTAGTTCGCCGAGCGCTCCAGCCAATTCAGTGGCCGGACCAACTAATTTAATAGCGGCGTCAGCAAAGTTCTTAAGGAATGTTGGTAAGTTCGGCCCAAGTGCTTGTACTACACCTAATACCAAACGCCCCATAGCTTCAACAAATTCGCTAAATGCCGGAGCAGATTGTATCAATGCCGGACCAAGAATCTTCAGTGCATCATTTAGATCCTTGAAGAATACATTAATACTCGGTGCAATATCTGTACCAAGGTGAACTATGCTAGATACAACAGTGGCCAGTCCACTGCCAACTTCACGAAGAATTGGGTGAAGTGCTTTACCGGCTTCCGTAATTGTTTGAAAGAAGTCAGCGATTGTTCGTTGGCCGCCAATAGACTTAGTCCAATTAAGGAACTCTTGCCCGATATTGCGGAAAAGCTCTAAGAAGCCACCGCCATATTGATTGCCAATTGAGAATATATTGAATAGTGCTTCACTAACATCTTTGATGTTAGTCATCAAGACTTTAAAGGAATCAATACCATACTGAATGAATTCTTGTAGTTTACCGCTTTGTGCAGCGCTACTTATGAAAGCGTTAAATTCTTTGGCGACTGCTGCAACTGATTCACCAATTTGCTGAAAGAATCCCCCGCCAACGGCACTGATAGTCAGGAACGCATTGGAGAATGCCTGGACTGCAGGAAGTGCGGCTTGCAAACCACCGGCTACATTGTGCAAGAACTGCTGAATAGTTTGTACAGTCTCTGGAGTTTCCAACCAAGCTGCAAATAGATGCCCAGCTTGACCGAAGACGGCGCCAATTTCTTGCCCTGCATGCATAAGCATAGGCAAATAAGTCATAACTAGCGGTTGGATATCATTCAAAATCGGTGTGAAGATACTATCTTGCACTTCTTCCATGGCACCACGGAAGCTTGCATAGAAACTATGGATTTCAACCATGGCCTGCCGAGTAACAGGTCCAAGTTCGCGTAGCGATTCTACGAATTTCATGGGATCGCCCATGGCGCCGATAGACTCAGCGACTCCATGGAACCCGACTGCGAGGGTCGCTACACCGGCCCCGGCTCCTGCTAGGAGACCTGGCAGAAGTCCTACTAGTCCGACTAGCTCCGTCATAGACGCAACCATGCCAACTAGGCCTTCAGTACCGCCACCAAGCAGCAAACCTAGTCCACCGGCTAGTCCGCCACCTGCAAGAACGCCTAAAGTAGCATTACGAACATTGCTAATGGTATCGGCAATACCCTGTAGCGTTTCTTTGGTCGAATTGATCTTGACAAATTTGCCAATTGAATCAACCATGTCTTCCCAGTCCCTGCGGAAGCCACGGATATTTTCGCGAGTGTGATCCTTACGCTTGTCAAATTCCTGGAGTTTTTCGCCAGCTTCATCAAGTGATTGACCAAACGTACGCATAGTGCGTGCTGATTCACGCGCGTCTGCAGAGAAGGCTCTTTGAACAATACTGCTTTTGCCAACAGTATTGTTGTGATTATCCATGGCACGTCTGAAAGCATCTGCAGCAAGCGTCTGTGCTTTTTCCGCTTCTGTTGCATCTCGCTTAACTTGTGTTAAATTCTTAAGCGCATCCCTTTGCTCTTCTGTAGTTGAAGAGACGTTGAGCATTACTGCATCAAGATCGGCTTGTGCTTGCCGGACTTTACCAGCAGCATCTGCAGTTTCCTGCATACGTTGCCGCAAACCTTCGTGCTTACTCTGTAAATTACTTAGTGAAGCAGCACTAACCTGTGACTGCTTCTCTTGTCTGGACATTTCGTCGGTAGTTTTACCGAGTGTGCCCTGGAGCGTTTTGCCTTCGGTATTAAGACCCGCCATAGCAGCAGAAGCTTCAAGAGCACCGCTGACATCTGCGGTGATCTTGACTTGGCCATGCGCTGTGCCTAGATCTTCATCAGCCATTAAAAGTTCTCCATCAGAATTTCACTATCATCTGTGGAGTCTTTGGCTGATGAAACAAATGGGCTTGCGAACCCCGCTGTGGAGGTCTCCATGTTGTCGCCCATACAGCGAGCGAAAGCCCGCATTCTGGCAGATCGACGGAATGCGTCACCGCTTGCGGACGATTCAGCCTCTGCCATCTTTGCCTCTACATTAGTACCAAAGATCCATATTGCTCGATCAAGAATGTAACCAGCTGCACCTTCAATGTCAATCAACTGGCTCGGTGGGCAATGATACGACTGGGTTTGTTGATACAGGTTCCACGCTAACCGGCGCTCTTGAAACACTTTTCAACGCATCAGATTCACCTTTGAACACAGCCGTAAAAATCGCCAGCTTGTCGTCAAGGTCAATATCATCAATGTGGAAAATTGGCCAGAAGTTTGGATCAGCCTGTTCCGCTTCTGTACCGTAGTAAGTTGCCTTCGGGTCGTTGGTAACAGCCGGTCGAATACAGCACGCCAATATAGCAACATCGGCAGCATTGACCATATCGCCGATCACACCAGACTTGTCCTTGATTTGCTCACGGATATCATCGGATGAAGTATCGTCAGCCATGTCAATCAGCATAGGCAATAGCGTGTCAAGGTGATCGATGATCCTAAGCTTGAACAGGTCAGCCCGGTCGAGTCGGCGTAACCGCACTGTCTGGCCGCTAGGCAATGTCAAGTCAAACTCGAGGGACTGCTTCTTGCGCCAACCTGTCGGCGCGTAAGGATTCACCGGCTTAATTGGCTCTTGGGGGATAGGCGGTGGCGTAACTTGTACACCGCTATCCTGCAATAGACCGGCTGCACGTAAACGCTCTACCGTAGCAGCAGTGGCGGCGTCAATCATTACGCCACCAGGCGGGGCAATCGGACTACTCATTTGGTCTCCTTGGACTCGTTGAAATTGCTATTAAGTAGTCAAAGCAAGTACCGGGGTGCAGTATTCGCCAGTTACGCTGTTAACGACCGCGGCCACCTGGAACTGGTAATGTGTATTAGCAGTCAATCCGGTGATGGTAGTAAACGGCTCGGTTGGCTGACCGCCGCCAGAAGTACCGGCAGTTGCGGTAGCAATGGTGATAGTAGGCGAACTACCCGTCAAGCCAGTCGCCGAATCCGTCATCAAGGTCTGAGCTGCGTCACCAAGTGCGTCATCGAAAGTGACGGTGTACACAGAACCAGTCAGCGATACGACAACGTTATTGGCGCCAATCGAAGACAGCGCCATCAAAGCGGACTGCACAGTAGCAGCGCTTGCGTTATAAGCGATCGGTACAGTGGTCTGTCCACCAAACGTCAGGGTGAAGGTACCACCAGTCGCGTTGGCAAGCGTTACCGTCTGCACCGCATTTGTACCCGCAGGCACGGCAGTCCAAGTTACTCCGCCGTCGATGGACTGCTGAACGAGGTATTGCGACGCCTCAATGATGTCAGTCCAGGACAGCGCCACGGTTGTATTGGTGATAACACCAACATAGACGTTAGTGGGAATGGGGACCGGGTTGGGGGTCGGCGTACCCGACAGGGGCGAATCGGTCTCGTTCTGTACAATTTCATACAGCCAAGAAGCGTCGTCATTAACCAACGGCAGGCCGATACCATCAATCTGGCTGGTCTGGAATGCGCCGTTCTTGTGGTTGGCCTGGATCTTACCATTGGCCTTAGCGCGGTAGATGCGGGCCACGACGTTACCACCCGAGTCAGAAATGATCCGACCATCGATGCGGAAGTATGGCCGCTCGTCATCCCAAGACTTCTGTAGAGCAACCTGGCGGTTCGGTGCGACACCGGACTCTACAACGGAGCCACCGGTGATAATGGACCAGGCCACCATATTCATACCGCCGGACTCCAACGACCAGTCGACCTGTGGGCCACGGCCGTGCACTGCTACAAGCTTGTCATCACCACGAAGTTCATCGAACTGTTCAGTTTCAGAGAAACCTAGAGTCATAGCGACAGGCAGGGGGTAACTCTGCGTGCTCAACATTGTGCCCTGAACATCCAGGTACGGTGTGAGCATAATCTGCCGAATACCGTACGGCAACGGATCAGGCACAGGAGCGGTCATCGCTTGCGTCCTTTCATCTTTGGTACTGGATCTTGATAGACTTTGGTATCTACCAAATCACCGGTCTTAGGATCAAAGTAGTGAAATACGTTGACCGCTTTGCCTTTGGTGCATTTAATATAGTGACACTTTATTTCGATTAAACCGTTCTTGACAATACCGTGCAGTGTATTGCACCGCATCTCAAGCGGTTCGTCCATTGGTTAGTGCTTTACCTGAACAAGTTGTCCTTCATCATTGTAATCAACTTCAAGGAAGCTATGGCCGCCCTTCGCTTGCAAATCATCGACCAGCAAGTAATCCAGCTGCTCGTTGGAAAACTCTGAGGTTGGAATCATGTGCTTGTTCTTAATGTCCCATGTGTGGGAAGCACTCGAATCTTTGAGATCGATGCCCTTACTCCGCCAGTGATCCGAGCGAATCAGACGCTTGGATGCAATACCCACATACTTGACAAATGGGCCCTTGGCCTTCTCAGGGTCGGCAGCGCGACGGTTGACTGCTACATTGGCATTCAAATGCACATCTGGCTTCGGGATAACAAGTTGAGACATTTACTCAGCTCCTGTAGTTGTGTTCCTCGATATGATCTTATAAGAAGCATTACGACAAAGTGTCTGATATACTGGGTCTTCTAAATCGACACTTCGCCCCATCATCTCAATTGAAGTAACAGATTGTCCGTCGGCTCCAGGCGTATCAATTATACCTGTTAACAGCGGATCAATTATCTCAATCACAGCGTCAATTCGACTATAATCTGTACTAATTTCGCGAGCCATATGCACCCAAATGTCAAGAGTGCGCGGTCCACGATAGAAGCGCGGATCAAAGCGTTGCGCGCCCCAGCGTAAGACCATAAAGAATGGGTTGTTTTGGTTGATGCTAATATTGGGACGTTGGTCACCATCATAGTTGGGGAGAATATATCCACTGGTGAATCCAAGGTTTTGTAATTTAGTGGAATTTGATAGTACACTAAATACAACAGCTCTACTCATCGCGACCACCTAGGTGCTGCACGCGGGTAGTAGGCGTTGTTGCCAAAGTGTTGCTTTACATTGCGCTTATAATTACGCAATAGATGCATGATTTCGCGTCCAACAGTCTCTGAGGTGCCGCCAGAATACAGTTCGGGCTTAATCTCGCCAATTTCCATAGCCCCATAAGGCCCAAGAAGACCGCCAAGGGCTTGCATAATCGTTTCGCCGGTCGCTTTAACCATTGGCATAATGATCTGATACTTACCATTGACGATAGTTTCCAAATATATACCATAATCAACAGTATGGCCAAATATCAAGCTATATTCACGAACCCCGCCTGGCAAACCGAGCACTACCGGCTCAACAAACAGTCCGTTTCGAGCATCCCAAGTCCAGTTACGCCAAGGAGCACGGACTTTCATTTCTGTCTCGGCTTTTGGTGCGAGTTGCTCCAAGAAAGTGACCATTTTTACGTCAATTTCTTCTGGCAGATTCTGGAATCTCGTTTGCAAAGCCGTTGAGCTTGCGGTATCCCAACTGAACTCGACATTAGCCATGCTGCGGCTCCGTAGCATAGCATGTAACATTGGCACGAAAGTCCCAGCCAGTAGCGGGCATTACTTCATCAACGTGGTAATGAAGGTTTGTACCATCTTCTGTAGTCTCATCCCAGACGTCTCCAAATGCTACAATGGAATTTGGCATGCCAACTAGGGTATAGCCGTACTTTTTGACGAAATTTGGGCCGTCCTGAGTCTCTTCGGTCCCGGCTGGGGAGGGCCGAGGAACGACCCGAAAGACCTGCGGAGCGCGCGGCGTAGCCGGTGTATAGTCGTGACCGCCGCTAGCCTTGAGGACAGGCGTGCCACGTGACGGAGTGAGGGTTATCGTGGTTGGTAGCTCGTTGATATACTCTTGCGTGACAAATGCAAGTTCGGCATTCTGGATACTAATCAGTCCTGGCATACGGACTTCCAAAGCCAAATGGGTCGACCCCAATAAGAATGCCTGGGCGTGGCTTGCGGTACCGCCGCTTTATCTTGGTGAACTTGGTCTCGTGAGATGTCTCAAGATAAGCATCCCAGTAAGTTAGCATCTTAAATGCATGATCAAAGTTCTGGGACAATGGACGCCCACTGTCAGCTTCGCGAACATCTGTCAAGGGTTGCAGATCGCTAACCCGCTGTACCCAGAATGCTCGAACTGTCTTGTACACATCACCACAATTGGTGTCAAGTGTATTGCTGATAGTTTCAGTCGTCCAAGGGTTTGCAGGTAATGTGCTGGCCCAAGACGGCAGATACTGCTGTACAGATGCAATCGCCTGTTGGGTCGCCAAGGTAACCCCTATGCTTCGTTGCTAACAGCCTCAAGCAATTTGAGCTGCAAGTCCTTCTTCAAATCGCTACGCGAGTAGATGATGGTACGTTCTTGCAACTCAGCTTTCAAGTCCTTGACACTCAAGCCCTTGACTTGAGCAACAAGTGCCTGCTCGTACTTGGCGGTCGCATCATCAGCTACGTCATCGCCAGCAGCAAGCTGGGCATCTTCGGCTTCATCATCGTCATCGCCAACCGTCAGTACAAATTCTTCATCATCGCTTGGAATAAGCGCGTCATCCTTTTTGGGATGCTGACGATGGTTGACCTCAATTTCCCAACCGCGACTACGGGCTTGCAAGTATCGCTCCTCCTCAGTCGTCAAACGACGACCGAGGTTCTGGATATCCTGCAGAGAAGCCCTGCTCATCGAGTCGCCCCGTTGTTGGTGTACTGCGCAGGCGGCGTGTAGCTACCGTTGGTAGACACCTGGCAAACCAGAGCGCCAGTACGCCGACGAATACCAGTACCAAAGCCGTGGATGTAGTAGCCATCCACCAGTGGGTAGCGCTGCTGGTTACCCGGCAGCAACCGCAAACCCCGCCATTCCGGTGAAACGTGCTCGCGCACACCCACGATGTTCTCGTCGGTGTTGACGCCACCGGTGGATAGGAACATCATGTAACCGGGAGGCATTAGCGGCTCTTCCACAAACAGAACGTCCATGTAAGAACCAGATACACGCAGGCCATTCCAGACCGCAGGCGCCTGACCACCCAACAGACCTTCAGCGTTAGGAACAATCAACGCGGGCTGGCCAAGTGCCGGCACGAAGTCGAAGTTCGCAACAACCGAGTTGTTGTTAGTCTGACCAAAACGGAAGGTGCGGATCTGGTTGATTTCCGACCGGTTGCAGAATGCAACGATCTGGGTACCAGTATCCCAACCATAACCGTGTTCGGTTAGGTGGTTGACGCAGTCCTCAACGTCGCCAGAGTCGACAACGCTACCACCAGTAGTGATGTAGTGGTCGTGCGTACCATCGAACACCACGCCCTTGTAGCTAGGCGGTACCCAACCATCGGCGTTCGCCAACGGCGACACCTTGTACTGCATGGAGTTGATGATGGTAGTTCGCGAGACGTTGTAGAAAATAGCTTCCATCGTCTTGCGGAACACCAGGGCCTGGTCGGCCTGGATTGCCTTAGTGTGAATAGCCTCAACCTGCTGGGCGGGGGCATCACGCAAGAACTTCCAGGTGTAGCCCAACTTGAGGTCATAGTCCTTGTAGTCATACGCCAGCTGGTAGTAGCTGATGTTGGTGTTCTGACCACGAGGGATACCGAACTCGGTTGCCTCTTCAAAGTTGAAGTCACCGATCTGGGGGACAAGTTCAATGTCCGAGAGCACCGGGTAGGTCAGCAAACCGACCATACCCTGCTTGTGCTCGTTATAGATGGTATTGGCATCAATAAACTCAGCCCAGAGCTGGTTTAGGTCGACGCCATCGACTGTATGGGTGAGGATATCACCCTCAGTCATGTAACCAGAACGGTTACCGTCGCCGCCCCAGAAGCGGAAAAGCAAACTTTCCTTCAGCATTGTTGTCCTTTCAGCTTCTTATTAAGACATCGTAACTTGCAAGCGGTCAGTTTCGACCGTAAAGCCAACAAGCACACCCTTTGAGCTACTAACGGCAAACGCTCCGCCAGTCAAACCCGAGCCTGCGCCGGTAAATGCCCCCAAAGCGACAGACTCTTCCAAGGCGTTGGAGAGGGAAATTACCCAAATCCCAGCGGACGGGCTCGTAACAACCGCATTGCCAGCACCGATCGAACTCAAAGCAACCAGTGCAGCCTGTACAGTAGCTGCAGAGGCGTTGTAGGCAATCGCAGTGGTCGTCTGACCACCGTAAGTTAGCGTGAAAGTACCGGCACTAGCTGCACCAACCGTAACGGTCTGAACGGACAAGTCAGTCTGACTCGCCGAGATAAAGCCATTTGCGTCACTGTAGTAGTTAGTACCGGCATTACCAAAGTTCACACCGGGCACATTGCCATAGGTAGAAGGCCCAAAGTCCGTAATGCAACCAACCTGCATGATGTCAACAGTGGTGATTTCCCGCTGCGGACCAACACGACCCGGCTTCTGGGTGACGACCAGAACGCCAATAACGCCGGTCTGTCCTGCGCCCTTGACACACTGTCCGGCAGAGTTAATGCCATAGCCCCAAGCAGCACCTAGATCGCCATCGGGAAAGTCAACGGCTACCGCAGCACGGAATCCCCCGTTGATCGGGTCATACTTGTCATAGCGAGCCATCTTTTGCCTTTCCCCTATCCTGTAATCCCGGGAACGCCAGGGATTTTGTACTTACTTGCAATACGTGCACGATCTTTTCCATCAGTTTTTGTACGACCGCCAAAAGGATGGGCACCACTTTGACGACGATTTCCCGGATTCCCTTGGCGACCATTTCCATCGCCCTGATCGTCATCGGAGTCTTCACGCGTTGCCTTCTTCTTGAGAAGATATGGCTTGGCTTTTGCAATACGCTTGAGTTCAAGATCCAAGCCTTCGATTTCACCGGTTTCCATGTCCAGGCGAATAGCTGAATCCTTGATGTTGAGTCGCACATCTTCGATGTTGTTCCAAGCATACCGAACGTCCTTGACGATGGCTGCGTCGATGTATGTGGTCTGCATGAAATTTTCGAGCTTGGAGGCACGAGTCTTCATCGCGTTGTAATCACGCTCAAGCTTGGTCTTGCCCTTAGTGCTAACTTTGTTTTTATCTTTTTCAGCATCAAGAGCGCGCTTGAGCTTGATATTCTCTGCTTTAAGCTTATCTGCATCAGCTTCGGCGTCATCATCATCCTGAGTGTCTTTACTCCCAGGCTTTTTCGTAGTCGATCTTCCAGCATTACTGCCGTCGTCATCATCGTCATCATCATTGTCAGAGTCATCATCATCAGACTCATCAGAATCATCTTCATCGTCGGAGTCAGAGCTGTCATCGTCGTCATCGACGTCATCGTCGTCGCGATCACCATCACCACCCCAAAAATGGAACAGAAACGCATCAAATTCGGTCTCATCGACAATAAAGTCTGGACTCTGGCGCATTTTAGCTAACTCCTAATAAACGGTAGTTGACAGATACTTTACTACGTTTGACACTGAGACGCGGAAGCTACTTGACTAAAATCTGCCGCGTATTCATAGACATTTTCTGCAGTTACAATAAGGTGATGACAATTGAAACCCCGCCTGGCGAGCGTTTCGATCATTGGTAAGTCATCGTCACTAGGTGTGGTAAGTCCATTTGGATGTGAGTGCCAAATAGCTTTGATATTATGGTTCAATTGCGCTGCAAAATCGAAGCCATGCTCTGGATTTGGACAAGTATTCGGGTATTCCACGATGGTGCCATCGCGTAATATTACTCCACAGGCTTCGATTGGCAATTCAGAGTGCGCAATTCTCTTGAGAATTCTAGCTTGGTATTTAGAAATGGTGCGCGGCTCAACCCGGTGGTAAGTGAAGTTCATCGAATTGGTACTCGCTGAATTGTCGAAAGCTTACGATCAGGGAGACTCCGATATGCCGGACTATATTTGAGCCTCTGGGTGATTTCGTGATGCCCACCAGTTGCGTGCGCCTTACCAATGGCCCAACGACGAAGCTTGGGGTTAGCAAAGAATAACCTCCATTGGGCTTGAGATTTGAATGGATGATGCCCAGCAGCTGGCTGACCCGGTATTGTACCTGGTGGGTAGTGCCCGGCAGCCTTCATAGCGCGCTTTACCATAGTCATGTAATATCCAAGAGCCATTCGTCATTGCCTAGGCAATAGAAAGTTGCTACGCCCATTTGGGTCATCGTTGCTGCTCCAGTAACACTTTTAATTGTAACACCAGACTCCATAGTAAATTCTACTGTACCGGCGCTGACAACCAGCCACCGAGAAATCATGCCGGCTAGAATACCGCTATTGACTTGTAATCCTATGGATAGTGTACAGACTTGGCCTTGAGGGTCGACAATATTTGAAACCCCAAGTCCACAGTAAGCGCCAGACATTTCAGTAGCGGATGCACCAGTTAGCACATTTTGTATGCTATATGCTACACCAGACTGTGCAAGATTAACGGCATAGAATGCAAGATTATAAGCATATGATATTGCTGCATCAACAGATTCTGTTTCAGTGTATGTAGAACCACTAACAGTGAAAGTTACTGTAGTCTCAACATTAGCACCAATTACTGGTTGCCATGAAATAGAGTCACAAAGAAATTTCGTGCCGGTATTTTGCGATGCAGGTAGCCCAGATGAACCGCCACCATCATTATTTACTGCCGGTGTTGGACGTTCTGCATCCGTTTGCCCGGTGACGAATGAAGTTTCTGACTCTAAATAGGTGAGTTGTGGACCAGAAAGTGATGATGTTGGCACTGACCAACCATTATCTTGGTCCCAAGTAGTATCCCCGGTAACAGTGATGCCAATTGACGACCAATCAACAACTGTGATTGTTCGGACGTTAGCATTACCAACGTACCAAACGTAAGTCACTTCTTCTTGCGGCCCTTTGCGGCCATGGCACCCATTTTCTTAGCACCATATTTCTTACGACCTACGGCTGCAGCAATAGCTGCACCCTTCTTGCCCCCGCCAGCTGACTTGGCGACAGCGGCAAAACGTCCGCCAGACCCGAGCTTTGCTTTTGCATTCGGCTTAGCCATTTTCATTTACTCCTTGTTGAGGGGTGCAACCTGCTGCGAATGGGACGGTGACATCGCCACCATTTTGAAGCAATGACTGCAGATCAGTAAAGGATAGCCAGAACTCGCCAGGATCTTTTTGATCAATCTGTTCTGGATTCCACTGTGCGTTCCAGTGGTTGCGGCAAAGTACGCGAGTGTTTTCATAGTCAATCGCGCGACCCATATACTCATGTCCGCCAGCAAGAGTGCTATCATTAATGTCGCCAACTCTACAGAATCCGTCCTGGTCAGGGTCGAACATCTGCTGGGTCCACGGTGTCCCAAGCATTACCGGTGTTTGCTCAATAGTTGCGCAAAATTGATCCCAGTTAAAGCAGTGTAGGTACTTGTCAAATAGCCCCAAATCCTCTGCAGCCTTAGCTACAGCCGGTCCGGTACAACCTGGGTCGTCGGGTGGATAGGTCTGACCACCGCCGATAGCACTGAGATAGGTGCCTTTTGAGTAGATATTGAGAGCATCGGCTTCAACCAGGTAATTGCCATGATTTTTTGCTGTCCTGATCGGCGTAAACAAGTCAGTGTTGACAACGTCAACCACAGTGTTTCCTGTACAACTACCGACATTACCCTGGTCCAAGATGGGAGCGGCGGTTGTCCAGAACTTACTAATGTTTTGTGGCTTACTCCAGGGAGTTGGAAAGTGCCATGCTCGTTCATCATGCTCCTGATGACGCCCTAGCCGGAATGGATTGTCAGGTCGTTCGATAAGTTTAGTCAGAACAATGGTCATTAAATTTCCCCACTTGAGAGCGCAGCGGAAACTCCAGCAGAGTTGTATCCACCACGGATTCCAGTTTGCTTACTTAGCCGTTCAGACTGCGTGTACTTCGTCAAGTTATCAATTTGACTTGCATTAGCGCCAGCACTCGGCTTTGGCGGTGCAGCCCCTGGTTTACCATTGGGTCCAGCAGCGCCTGGTGCAGGTTGCGGATTAGCAGCAGCTTGCATTTGAGCAATGAGAGTTTGATCTTTGAGAGCTTGCATGAAGTCCTCATGCGTAAGATCCCAATTCATAATGGTATTCAACTGCTGGAATAGGAAGCCAACCGGCAGATATTCGCTGCACTCGCCCCAAACACCCAACAAGTCCTGCAGTAGCTGTGAATCATTCTTGGGAATGGGGTCTTCTACAGTTGACGTTACAGAAATCCCGTCAACTGCAATATTTTCATATGCCGGCAACCAGGCGTTGACCAGGTCTTCTAGTAGCTTGTCAGCCACTTCAATGATGAATAGCTCTTTTTCAGCATTCTTAGCCAACATCGGCCCAAGTTTGAAGTTTAGCGCGATCCCAGACTCAGCAGTAGCGACATCCACCATACCGATAGCAATATCAGGCACGCCGAGCGCCTGTTGAAGGGACTCATCCAAGGCCAATATATGCTCAAGATAAGGAGTGACAGAGCTAACGCCAGTAACACGACCAAATTTGCCACCGGCACCAATCTCAACGACTGAACCGGGGCCAATTTCCCACTCAGCAATCTGACCATCAGCGCCTTTAGGTGCACTTGCATCGGTCCAATACACCCCCAAACCTTGGGTAATCAAAGTCAGATCTTCGTCGGACATGGCCTGATTTATTGCATTAATGAGGCTTTCGACCCCCGCCAGCTCTGACATACCAAATGTGCTCGTTGGTGGCGGGTTATTTGCAAAGTGGTACACTGGCAATTCGTTAATTGCCTCTGGCAGGTACTCTTCCATTGTGATGGTGTCGACCCAAGCTAGCTCTAGCCAAGGAATGCGGTCGTCCCAACGACCTATCTCCCATAGTGTGAGTTCAGTCGTAATTCGACCCGTCGGCACCAAGTTGTCATCGACCTCTTTGCGATAGGTTTGACGTCTAGCAACGTATTCTGGGGCGTATCGCTTAGTATTCGGCGTTGTTCTGGGGTTCCTGATAATGTCAACAATGTGGCATCCCATCAGCTCGCCGGTTACAAGGTCTTCAATTGGAAAGTAGTGTTCTGGCTTTAGCTCTTCAATCGCAATTCGATGGCCTGCACGCTCCCAATCCTTCCCCAAAACATGGAAGCAAGCATCCCCTTTCATAAGCATATACCGCTTCATTTGGTTGAATTTACGGTAAAAATGCTGCTTTTTGAAGAGATTTGCTAGTGCATTATCGATATCTCTCTGGTCATCGGTGCTACCAACGTTTGCATCGATGAAATAGTCCCAGCCAACGCACAAAAACCGAGTAATTGCCTCAATTACCTTCTTGGCACTAGGCATATAGATCTCAACAGCGTCTTCATCCTCTCCACGGAGGACCACTCGCATATGTTCTGGACGGTTATTGTACATATCTTCGTACAGTTCATAGCACTTGATACGTAATTTATCGTCCATATTGGCCATATTGCCAATAGACTTACTGAATTCAGCGTCAGAGTCAATGTAATCAATCGCGGAATCGTATTGCCGCGGATCAATTGGCATTAACGCCATTCCTTCCAGTTGGGAAAGCCTGATTTAGTAGTAATCATACTACTCAATGGCTTCATCGGCGGTGACACCGAACGGTAATCTTGACGTTGTGTGGTTTTTTGGGTGTGCCGACGTGACACATTACCCTTGCGGACCCGAGTACCGCCGTGACCATGGAGTTCACCGGCCCCGAAGAACCCGATCATGAACCGACCAAGCGCTTCTGGTCCGTGGTCATCCTTTTTCATTGGCAATTCAAAGCGTGGCAAGGAATCTTCTTTGTCATCCTTGCGTTCAGGGTACCGATATGCCATCATATCAGACCGCAATCGCGCACATTTCCGGTCAATCATCAACTGCGGCCGCCATTTATCTGCGTTCTGCTCACTTAAGGCACTCTGGCTCATATCAATACGGCCTTTTCGCAATTTCTCGCGAATTAGGTTGATGCGAATTGGCAGCTCCCCGCCGGTGCCGCCTGATGCCTTTATCCTAAGCTTGTCTTCCAGTGTCCTTGAGGACATTGGGTCAGCGGGGTCTGGGTAAAAGATGCGGAGCTGCGGAGGGTTGAGGCCTCGTCTCTTAATTTCCTCAGCAAATTGGTCAGCCGTAAGTCCTGGCTCGTACACTTCATCGAGAATATTAATCTCTCCCCAAGGGCCAACTTGTATGAGTAGCCAAACGTTGGGGTTAGTATATCCGTAGTCAACGCCAGCAAACGTTTGCCATTCAGGCTCAAACTCCAAGTTACCGACATGATATTCCTCGTCGTAATCCTTAAAGACTTGGCCGACGAATTCGGTAAAGTCTGCTGCAATCTCCTGTTTAAACATTTCGACGGACAGATCATCTGCCAAGTCGATAATTTCTTTATCTATCTGTAGGTTGTGCTGACGACAAATCTTAGCGGCAGACATGCTGGGGTGGTCAACCATGATATCAAGCATAAACTTAACGTGCTCATCGACAGTCCTGATGGTATGCACATAAGGATTGTGCCAAGAAGGCACGCGCCAAGACTCCCACTCAGAGTTAAATGGGTCTTGTCCCATTTCATACTTCTCAAAGAAGTGGTTCTTTCCTTCTGGGGTACTCGTATGCATTGACCAGCCCTTATAGTCATTGAGCATTGGTCGAATGTACTTATGCCAAATTGACGGCTTAGCCTTTGCGGCTTCTACCATCAGTACGCCACAGAGCGCTTCACCGACGAGGTGGTCAGGATATTTGGCAGAGTGAGCGTGGACCTGGAAGGCCCCTTCCCACAGCGAAATATGCATGTTGTGCCCGATGGGGTCGTAATATGTCCCGGGGCGGTCGAAGGGTACTTGCAGAGACTTAAGTCTATTGTAAATAACACGGAACTCTTTTTCAGAGTCAGAATACTCTGGCCCAACTATCCAAAATTCACGGCGCTTACCGAGCTTGAGCCAGTCGTTTGCGACAGACTTTGTGTAAAAAGCTTCTGGCAAGAGGGAGTTACCGCCCAAGTCTGACTTGCCGGTGCGTCGACCAGCACACCAAACTCGGTGTCTTGCTCGAGACTCGAGAATATTGATTTGATCTTGGTGGGGACGCCAGTTAACACGTTGGTGTCCCCAGATCGCCCACGGGTCCAGCAAGCTCATGATTGAGTATACTTCTTGCCGTGGTTTCGTGCGGCCTTGCGAGCAGAAACTCGCTGAAAGTTAGTTGGTGAGGTTCCTCTTGTCCCAGTTGTGCCGCTTGTTGCCGCTCGTGTGCCAGCAGTGCCACTCGTGCCTGTGGTTGGTCCTTTTTGTGCATTCCGACCCCGCCCAACACTAGATTTTGACTGGTTGCCTGGACTGCTGTACTGGGTCTTACTTGTTCCAGTTTGCTGAGAAAGTGGGCTGCGTAGAGCCTGAGTTCGACCGCGGCCAGAGAGAACACGCCGAGTACCAAGGCCAGCGAAACTATTCCTAGGAGATAACGATCCAGTGATGGCATGGGCAATTGACCTTACGCCCCTATCGGCAGTTTCACGGCGAAAGTGCCGTTCAGTTTCACGCCGCAATTCCCGTAGGAATGTACCATTGAAGAATACTGCCATTAGACGCTCGGTGCGTATGGCACTTCAGCGTACTGCGCGTCAGTACCAGAGTACGTCGGGCTATTGTACTGGCCATATCCAGCACGCACATAAGCGTGGTTCACCAAGGCGTTGTGGCGGTTCGCCTTCCCAGCCTGGTTGAAGATCAACGTCTTGCCGCCGGCAATAGGCCAACGACGCGGGTCATTGGCGGGGTAGTCGATGCGAATCTGGTCGGGTGCCTGAATTGGCATCCGTCGGCCGCCAACTGCCTTGAAGTTTAGCTGGAACTTGCTCTGGCCAATACCATTCGCGCCAACCGCGCTAGCCTTCGGGACATTATTGCCCCACGGGTTCAGGATACGCCGGTAGCCACCGCCCCGTGCCGACCGCTGGGTTCCCGCAGTACGACTTGTCGGGATACTCCCGTACGCCCGACCCATTGCGTAAGCCGCAGGACTAGCACTCGCGCCCCAGCCAATCGTGCTTTTACCAAACTGCATAGGGCCAACGCCCTTACCTGCAGCGCCATTGCGCTTAGCCATGGTTACTCCTCAGAGTGTGCGGCGTAAGTGGTGCCCTCGTTGAGACTTGTCCCATACTGTGGGAAATCCGGCACTGGGTTTTTCTTAGTGCCGACAATCGGGTCGCTCTGGTTCAAGTAGTATGCACCAAAGCCCGGGTCATTTACCGCTGGAGTACTGGCCGGGTGTGCGGTCTGGTATGGCAACCGTAGTGCGTTACTGTCTGGTCCACCGCCCATATCGGGGTACTGCATACCAGCCAAGGTATCGACAGTGTTCGGGTACTGTTTCGCAAGGTTAGTCTGCTGCGCACCCTGGTCATCATTGCCGGAGCTATTAATTGCTCCAGGAGTGTGGACTGGCATCAGATGTGTCTCCAAGTTCTTCGAGTCACGATACTACTTATCCTACTTTGATTCACATCATAAATATTGGCAAGATTAGTTTGACTAAAATTGCCAGTGCTATATAGTGATCTAATTTCTAGCACATCTTTTTCAGATAGTTTAGCACTACCATTATTGATCCCTTGGCCTTTATTATTTCCTATTTGCCCCAAACTAATATTTTCACGCCATTGTTGAGTATTGTCATAATACCTATGGCACCATACACACATTGGCTGATAACTACTGGGCAAACTTGGATCTTCACCGTGTTGCCAGGCCCAAACTTGGGCACTACAACTACATTGTATGCAAATATATTCAATGGCTGGGCCATAGAGTTTGCGCACCAAGGCGTGTACTCTTTGGTATTCAGGCGAATCCCAATATGATGGCGTGTAATTTAATACGCCAGAAACGCCTTCACAAATACCAATTATCATCAGTAGCCTTTTGATAGCCGATACTGACCACCAAAGCCCTTAGGCCCAAGCGCCTTCGGCATCACAATGCTCGCGTTAGTGGCGCCGGTATTGCCTGTGGTCTTTATGGTTGCTTGCGGGGTCTTAGTGCGACCGCTTCGCATTTCTGCGGAGTCACCCTGCGATCCGTAAATCGCGTACGTCCGGCCAGGAATCCAGCCACCTGTCCCCGTACTCTTGCCTCCAGTGCTTCCAGGGCCATACTTGTTCTTTTTGGATCCATTTGTGGATTGGAACGACGTTGCTCGGCCACCACTTTGACTGACAAGGTCACCATTCGAGCCAGCAAGCATACCGCTCACAATGGACTGACCGCCTGCGCGGCGTCCGCTCCGCTTACCTCTTGCCATGTGTCGCCACCTTCCATCAGAACCCGTACGGGCCAGTTACCTGAGCTGCCGGGTTGCGAGTCCCAGTCTTGGCTAGCGGGGTACTGCCTCCAGCAAGTATACCCTTTTTGGCAGCGTTCTTCGCGTAGAATCCACGCGGCGCATTATGCCCACTTGTAGAGCAATTATCACCCATATTGGCAGTACTGGAACCTTGGACAGCAGGCGTACCAATGTGACTCTTACTTGACGGGCGGCTTGCCATGCCAAGCGTGCTACTTGCTTCACCGTGCTGTGCAATACCTGCGCGCCAATTGCCACCTTTACCAGCAGGTCCAGGTGCACGGGGTGCAGAATTACTAGTGCTCGAGTTGCTAGCAAAGGTGGATTTGCCCTTGCCGGGCTTCACCATTTTCTTGCCCTTACCGGCCACGGCCACCACCCCGAGTCTTGCCCTTGCTGACAGTGCTGGGCGTGCCCTTTACCCCGCCTGAGCCAAATCGGCTGTTGCCTTGGGCTGCGTTAGGTGCGCTACCAGTGTTTCGGCTGCTGCTAGCCTTGGCGGTAATGCCATACATATTGGAGCCATTGAAGGCTGGTTGCTTACGGCTGCTTCCACGGACACTAGCAGCTGGGCCGCCCGCTGTCGTAGAGCCTTTACCGGAGAAAGAGTTGACGTTGCGGGCTCTGGCGAACTCACTGCTCTTGCCTCCACTACGGCGGTCAGCGCCAGCTGCGGCACTTAGGTTGACTTTACCAGTTTGTCCTCGACCTTTTGCCATTGCTGCTCCTAGCGTTGTGGTTGTTGGTTAACCCTTGGCCTCGCTGGCAGGGAACGGCGGCAAGAACGAGGCAGGCGGCTTCAACTCCATGATACTGGCACCAAAGCAGTTATGGCTAGCCCAGTACTCAGCGTCAGTGTTGGCCGCATTCACCGTTTCATCGTTGGTGAGGAACGGCCCATAGGCAACGCCCTCAAACAGGACGATATATTGCAACATATTTGTCTCCTTGTGAGCTTATCGCGTTACCTATGGGACGTTCGTCTTGGTTATTAAGAGGTGGTGTACTGGTCGGCAGAGCCAGTAGCACTCGACCCACTGGCGTCAGTCACTGTCACGTCGACCGTACCCGCAGCAGATGCTGCCGGGGCAGTCGCAGTAATTTCGGTGTCCGAGACGATCACAAAAGCCGTCGCGGGCTCCGTGCCGAATGTTACGTCCGTCGCTGCGGTAAAACCACTACCAGAAATGGTAATGCTCTCACCACCCGCTACAGAGCCGGTATTGGGGCTCACACCGCTCACCACTGGTCCGGTAGCTACAGGTGCAGGCGTCGGGTCGGGCGTAGGAGTGGGGTCCGGGGTCGGCGTTGGGGTAGGGTCCGGCGTGGGCGTCGGGGCTGGCCCACTGGAGGGCGTCTCCAGCTCCACCAAGTTATTGAGCGCAGCCTGCAACGCAGTGGTGTCAGCGTTACCAAGCGCGGGCTGCACGTTCTGCAGCAAGGTGTTGATCTCCTGCGCAACAGCGGTCACAGCCGCTGCGAATTCCTGCGCGAAGGTGTCAAGTACCACCTGGTCGATCTGTACCAATGTCATAATTTGCTCCATTCGTTGACTGAGTTTGATCAATGCCGCCACAACGGCCCTATACTCATGGTGAGCATAAGTATCTGCAATTGGCAACCCCGCCAGGGTGGCCTCTTCTATCTCATGAAACAGCCACTTTACCCATTTGGAAGTGGCACCTTCGAGCAAGCTCCAGTGCGGCAAGCCGTAAATCTCACCGTGCACAGGCATGGGGCGCTCTGCTGTTGCCGGGGCAACGTGAGATGTGTATGGGTCACGCGGGTCAAATGCCGCCCCATAGCCCTCAGCTTGCTCTCGCATGATGGTTTACGTACCACCCAGGAAGTTGATGTTGCCGTACGGGCTGAAGGTACCAGGTCCACCAGGCATATCACTGGTGCGCACAGGCACATGGCTCGACGTAATTGCCCACTGCCGGATCGCCAATTCCGCGGTGTTATCCACGACACGCGGGATCGGCTGCAAAGCACGGCAGCCAACTTGTTGCCAACTACTTGCCATCATAGCTCCTGCTGTATTTGGGCCGTTGCCCTAGCTAGGCGGTGACGAGTCCAACCTAGCTAGGGCAGCGGGTGGGCGCTGTGGCGGGTGCGCACACTAGTTAGTATACCTGATACTTTTTGGGGGTTCTAGTCCGCGCTGAACTTAATCTGGTATTCTTCACTGTCTGTATCACCTAATGGCGTTTCTGTCATCTGGATTTCGCTGTTATCCATGGCATCCATGCCCATGGTGCGCCGCACGATCCGGCGTTGCTTAGCTTGCAAGCGTGCTTTACTTGCAGCTTTCCGGTTATCCTGTGTGTCCTTTTGTTTGGCTTTCTGTGCTTTCCGCTCTACTGCTAGTTCTTCAGCTCGTGCCTGCTGCTCGCGCAGGTAGCCACTCAAGGGTTCGCTCGGCGCAGCGTACACCTCTTGTGCCTGGTATAACGGGTGGTCGTAGGTGTTTGGCATCGTGCTGGAGGTATTCCGCGGGTTGCTAAAGTCTGGCGCAGCAAAGCTATTGGCCCTGGGGTGTGGTGGCGCAAACTGGCTACTCGGCACCGTAGCTTGTTCGTCGTGGTCAGGGACAGCTAGCTCTTGTCCTGCCGGCTGGTAAATCGGCATAGCTCCAGCCTCTTGCGGCTGGTTAATATCAAAGTTAGCAGTTTGGTTGTCTTCTGTTTGTGGCTGTGGCTGGTAGGGGTTTGTGGGGTCAAAGTCTGTAGTAGTCTGGATGTACCCATACATGCGCGGCTGTGGTAAATCTTCTTCTGGTATGGATTCCACATCCATGATATTGTCTGGGTCATTGGGGTCTTGGTTGGTGGCGTTGTTGAGTTTCTGGGATATGCTACGGCTAACGTTAGCAATACCAGTAAGCACCTCTTCCCAGGGTGCCTTATCAACTTTAACCTCGACCTTGTCAGGTGTCTTCCCCGCCACGCGCTCAAATATGTACTTCGCTGCATCCATGCGGTCGCGCGGCTCTGCAGTCTGGTCCTGCATAACCTCAACAATTGTAGTCAATGCCTCGTTGATATTGCTGCGCAGGTAGTTGTCCAGTCTCCTCTGGTGCTCCTGTTGCATGGCAGTAAACACGTCGAGCGGCATAGCTTGGTCGGGCGCCATGTAGTAGCTGTGCGTGCCCAATGCAGTGCGCTTGCGGTTCTTGCCCGTGCGCCGTTGCCGGCGCGCAATGTGCTTGCTGAGCGGGATGTCAGGGTCTTCATCTGGCTCACGGGCAGTGCCATGCGCAATCTCTTCGTCGTCCAGGTCCTCCGGTTTAAGAAAGCCTAAGCGTAGCTGGTCATTGCGTGACATCAACCCCGCCTGTACAACGGCTTTGGTGTGCGCTTCGCGTGCCTCTGTGCTGACAAATGCCGGGGTGACCTGTTGGTTTTGCGGTGCCATTTGCGTGCGTCACCACTCTCTGTGCATACGTGGGGGCTTGGGGATATCAATGTGGCCACGCTTGTAACGCCCGCGCTTACGCACCAACGGCGGCTGCGCACCATAGCGGTCTGGGTTACCAGCAACGTACGGGTCTGCGACTGCGAAGGGACTGCTGAGGTCAGTACGCCGTAGCGCAGCAAGGTTGCGGAGCTGGTCTCTGACATCTGGGTCCGCGACCGGGAATCTGGAGCGTGAACCTCTGCCACTGTAGTCCAGGATGGGGTCTGGGTACATGCCCTCACCCCAAGAGAACTCTGTTTCTGACTCTCTGGCGTGTAGAGTGTTGAATGGGTCCCTGGGCATCTTGGGGTTGAAATTGGTATTTTTGTCGGGTGGGAGTCCGCCATAGGTTGGGTCGTAGGTTGGCGACCGAGGCGGTTGGTACTCGACGGGTGGTGATGGATTGGGAATGCCTGTGGCGCGTGCTTCGGCTGCACGCTCTGGTGTAGTTGGGCCGACCACTTGGAATGGGTACCCATAGTTGATAGCCGTGGGGCCAGACCCAAGTGGACTTGGGTACTCGTCTTGGTGATCCCAGGGGAGCGTCATGTGAGTAGTATACGCGCTTACAACAGTTAGCTAGGCTAAGTTGTTTTTATACGTGCATGCAAAAATTTCGCGAGCACGGAACAGCTGCACCGCCCTCCCTAGGGGTTAGGGTTACCTTACTTTTCGTACGTACGTTCGAACGCCCGCTCCGGCGACCCGTCGCGCGGTCGGTAGGCCCGTTCGTGCGGGCCGCTGTACGCTCGTGTCGCGGACGATACCGCGCGTCGCGATAGACGGGACCGGAGACGGGCTTGCGTTCGTGTACGGGCGAATGAGAGGCCTGTATCGACTTCGGTAACGATTAGGTAACGATCTCGCTCCGGACTAGACTTTCTCTCGCCGGGCCAGTAGCGTCGTAGACGTACCGATTCGCCGATCCGAGCGAACGGACGAACTGAGAGGTCTTTGAAATGTCTGCTATTGAAATCGTTTCCGCTAACGCCGATGTGATCGCCGAGCTGGAAAGCGTTGTCGGCGAAGCGAGCGAAGCGAAGGTGACTGGTACGGTCGCTCTGGAAACGCTTTACTTCCAGAAGCGTTTCCCGGAACTGGGACTCGATGCCGATCAGATCGCCGCCGTCGTTAAGTACCACTCCGAGTTCCAGTCCTGGAAGAACGGTTCGCCGGAACTGAAGGCCGCGGTTAACGCCGTTACTGCCTCGAAGCGGACCGAGAAGAACGCGGAGCGGACTGAGAAGAAGAAGGCCGACGCGATTGCCCTGCTGGAGTCGCTCGGTATTCCGGTCGAAGTCTGAACCGCTTAGCGCGCTTTACTCGAACCGGGTGGAATAAGTTTCCCCGGTTCGGGTATGGCGTACTAATCGGTACGTCTTTCCTGTGCCTAGGAAAGGTCTCTGAAATGACGAGTCTTGAGATGTATAATGCTGTGCTTACCCGCGCGGAAACGTATGCGGATAAGTATAAGGTGCCTGCTGTGAAACGCGGCCCGAAAGGTGATGCGTATTTGCGGGCGGTACGCCGTGGTGTGAGTATCTACCGAACGATGCCGGCGTTACTTGCTGAAATCGAGTACGCGCTCGCTGTAGTTGCGAAAGTGGCGTAACCGAAATGATGTTCTGGGTAAGCGCGGCGACTGTGTTGTTGCTGGTAGCGCTACTACCGCCGTTATTTGCGAAAGCTGAAGCTTGGGCTATTCGAAAGGCCGCGCGTTGATATATCTGGTGATAGGGGCGACCTTGGTCGCCCTTATTCCTGCATTTAAATTTGCCTACGAAACTGAAATGAGGGAATATCGTGACTGAACCTTGGGATAGTAGCTACCTAGATTTTGCGGTAACGTTGGTGACGACGTTACGCGATGCTACCGTGGCTGAAGACCGCGGAATGGTAGAAGAACTACTTATTGCTAGTACGGTACCGTTTACCGAAACTGGTGTTTGTGAGCGTTGTGGTATTCCCGGAGAATCCCCCGCGGTGTTGCTGACGCCCGATGATGATAACTCTCTGGTGTGCGCTTGGTGTATGGCCGAAGCGCTAGTGGAGTTTAACTTGAATGAAGGAAAGCGAATGGACCGCTGATGTTTACTATTGGTATGGGAATGGTGGGTGGGGCGTTGACGTTCCTGTTTGCTTACTACTTCTAGGCCACCTGCTGAACCGGGCGCTTCACTGACTTGTGGGGCGACCCGGTTTTTTGCGTTACGGAAACATGAAAAGAGTAACGTAACTTTTTGATAACTTGCAACTCGTAACTTACCCAAATATTAGCGCTAAGGCCACCTGTGAGTTATGGTGCTGGAGGCCGGAAATTTTGCTAGGCCACCTAACAATATAAGCTGACTTATACGCGCGTTGCAGCGTTTGAAAGTGGTAAACTGTTAAAAATACAAATTCAGAGCTGCAACTCATAATTAACGCAAGCGTTAATATTATACATCAATAAGATAACCATCACCCCCTAACTGGTTACCCCTTTGGTAACCTCTATTTTCCCTGATCAACCTATATTTTATATCTTAAAGTTAGCTTTTACCAAATAAAAACGAATACGCATCAGCGAGAAAATAGGGGTTATATAGGGCTCCCGTATATATACCTATAGGGAGACTAGTCGTGCGCTAGTTAACTGGTTACCTCTAGCTCTATACCCCCTCCGACCAGCGGTTACCATGGGTTCGCTCGTCGGTAACCATGGTTACCTTTTCGCCGAATAACCTAGTGCAGTCTCTAGTATCACTCCTATTCACCTCTGCAAACCCTTAGATATTTACTTTTCGGTTATGCCAAGGTATACTTAAGACCTCAGCGAAAAACCGCGAGGCCACCCGACTCCAACTCTTCAAACCGTTAGGGGGCAGTAAAATGGGCTACGAAAAGCTACCGCCAAGGCTGCCAGGCCAGACGCGCGACGAGTTTTTAGGTATGCGAGAGCTGGGGTTAGACCCACTTTCCAAAGACGCTTTGGCACATTACCGCCGTTCAAAAGCATCATCCGCAGCGCACCGTAAGCGACAATTACAGCGAGCCCAAGCCAAACGCGCGCAAAATATGCGCGACAAAAAAGTCTCCCAGCCAATCACAGAGGCCACCCCCACCAAGCTTCCACCGCACCTGCGCCCCAGAGGTCACGAGTACAACCGCATACTCCAGGCGGGGTTAGATCCAAAACTCAAACAGCACGTTGTGTACTACCGCAAGATGCGGGCAACTGGACTCAGCCATAAAGAAGCAGTCGCATACGCACGCTCGACCGCGCGCTTAGGGCATGCAGCACTCATGGATGCTAGCGTTGGGCTAGACCAAATAGTAAGCCCAGAAGCAAAAAGAATCCTCAGATTGCGCGCAAAACAGCTCGCACGTGAGCAGCAAAAGAAATCAGAACAGCAGCTACACCCAGCTGCAAACCTAGCGTTTAATCCCATACCAGAAGTAGAAAAAGCTATTGCTGAATATGAAGCAAAGCGCCCAGAAGACCAAATCAACTTGAATAACCCAGACAACCCAGATGCTAAACAAGCGCCCGTTAAGCACGTATTGCCAAATGCCAAGAACCGAAAGGATAAAGCACCGGCATTTCGTACACTCGAAGAAGTGGCGCGCATTCGCTCCAAAGCGAATGCACTTACCAACGAACAACTCAAAAACATACTCCATGGAGGCACACAAAAATGGTAATGCCCACCAAAACTGCAGCCAAAACCTTGCTAGCGCTGGCAGCCACGGCTGTAGCAGCGGCTATGTACCCCGCCACTGCACACCCAGACCCAACCAGCACAGATACCCAGACACCACTTACTGCAGAACCGCCAACTAACCCATATACCGCGGAGCAAAGCAGCAAAGACTACATTATCGGCACGCAGGTTTGCGCCATTCTGCAAAACAACCCTACCGACGCTGGCGCGAATATGGTAGCAACGTTGCTGCTTAGCAAATACAATAGCCCACACGAAGCCGCTGAGGCGGGGTATTACGCAACCACATACCTTTGCCCAGAAAGTGCAAAGGTGATCGACAAAGCAGACGATGATATGAATAAGGTGGTGCGCTACTAATGGCAGAAAAGCAAGAACCAGATAAAACACCTAGCACATTAGGTGACTTACTTAGTGCATTATGCACAAACCCAACAGAGGTTCACGCAGAGTACCCATTTGACACACCAATAGTGATCGGCTATGACAGCGATTGCGGTGTCAGCAAGCAGATTGTCAGCTACGGTATGCACACTTGCGCAGAGGGCCCAAATGGTTGCTGGCCAAACTGTAGATTTGTTGGGCACTTGGTGCTCAGCATATCGGCTGGGCAAGACCTTTAACATGCCACCACTAGACATCGCCACGCTCTACCCAGCCAGGAGGGATACCAATGGTACAATATGGTACCGCGGCGCAGATGCTGGCCGAGCCACCAACAATATTTCCTGGACCGCAGACCCTAGACAAGCCCATAACGACTACGTTTGTACTACATGCAAATTTTCTGTTAACATTCACCACGACTTGCCTGCCAACCTCCTTGCGCACAACAACATACTGCCCTTGCATGAAATTACTATCCCAGAGCCGTCGTTCGGCCCCAACAATTACTATACCAGGCAACTCCGCAGAAAGGTAAAACGCCCAACTATGCTAGATAATGTGGTAATGCCCCGAACTCCAGCACGAGTAGAGTTCCTGCAGTATGTGTTCACCACTGCCTGTGAAGGTGGTATCAACTACTGGGCCAAGCTGCTAGACTACAAAACTGGCTACAACTCCGGTTACAGCTACAATGACGACGACCCTGCAGACCAAACGGCAGAGCTAGCCGCATTCAAGGCAATCGTCGTTGACGCTGAAGACCCAGACCCAGACCTCAGCGACATCGACGACCCCAACCCAACAACACAAATGTACCCACGCAACACCTTCAGCAACTTTGGGTTGTCAGCAGACCACCCATTGCTCAGCGGCGAAGCCAAGATGCAGGATGGCAAACAGCAGCTACAACTAGCAATTACCATCGATACCATTGAGCTAGGCATCATGCGGTTCTGGGAATGGTGCTTTGGTGGGCGTGATAGCTTGGGTAACCCGCCACATAGCCAGGATTGCAACCCAGACGAGCTTGGCGGGGTATTGCCAGAAAGCTTTGACCAAAGCAAGCAACTGCACGCAGATGCAGCTGAGCAGGCTAAAGCAGCTAAGCAAACTCGAACTGCACCTATCATGAATGGGTTCGGTATGCACCTTAGTGCGTACTACCGCCAATTTCTCATTCAAGACCTCACCAATGGTACCGACGGCGATAGCGACTCCAGCGTCTGTGACACTATTGTCCAACTCGGCCTCTTCGACACGATTGTGTTTGGCTAAATCATGACAGACCTTAGCGGTACAAAACTTCAGCCTTGTGGCGATAAAATTACATTTATGGGTATGGAACTTTTAGATGAAAAAGATCACAAAGTTATTATTGTACATGCAGATGAAGTCGAATCAATGTACCGGCAGTTAGCAAATATGCGGGCAATCCACCAAATAGACCATGGCTTTTTCTTTCCATTGTGTTTAGAGTGCGGTACCGTGTGGCCATGTACTACTGAACGAGCAAGATTGGCGGGCAGATGAATGAATTCTGGAAAGTATTTCTTATCGCATTTGCAGTTACATCAGTTCTTTTGTTCTTGCTAATGTCAGCAATATCTTACATCAACGTCGCAAACTACTAACAAAGGTCCAATAATGGCAGATCCAATTACCCAAACACTGGTCAGTACAATTCTCGTGCTGGGCGCTAGTGCGCAGCCAACTACTTACGGCGTAGCAACTGGTGACTTCTTCAATTACGCCTACCAACCCGGTATTACCGAGCGTGCGGCGTACGACGCGAGCTTGGCGCCGTTCGAGGGGACGACTACCCTAGGGCCGAGCGTACAGACCGGCGTAGCCGACGTGACAGCGCTACAATCGGCGTGGCTTAGCGCTAACGTCGGGAACCCGAACGCTACATACAAAACCCTAACTATTCTCAGCATCAGCGAGGGCACATTGGTTACAGACCAGATTATGGTCAATGACATGAAGGCTGGCATTCCCAAAAGCCAAGTTCAGTTTGTCGAAATCGAAGATGAAGAGCGCGGTACTGGTATGCTCACGCCATTCATTGGTAAGTTTATCCCAGTGCTCAACTACACACCGCTCGCTACACCGGTGACCCCCTACAACCTTAGCCTCTATGTCAAGCAGTATGACGGCTTAGCAGACTTCCCAAATAACCCGCTGAGCCCTGGCTATCTACTTGCGGTTGCCAACGCGCTTATTGGTGCGGCTACTGTGCACACGACCGTCATCACACAAGACATCAGCCAAATTCCAAAGGCAGATATCACAACCAGTACCAACAAACTTGGCGGGGTTACCACAACCTACATGGTGCCCACCCCAACATTGCCGTTGGTTAGCGCATTGCAAAAGTTCCTGCCGGCACAGATTACTAACGGTCTCAACAAGCTGCTTAAGCCGGTCATTGATAGCGCCTACAGCAAGAAGGTGGCCCCTATCACAACAGCAGTACCGCTGGCCGCTAACAAAACAACCAGCAAGATAGCAACTAAACAACTCACCCAAAAAGCAAAGACTGTGGGGCACACCAATGGACGCCATCGCCACTAGAGCACTAATGGTATTCACCGTAGCATCACTTTGTGTGGGCTACTTCTACAGGAGGTACATGTGAGTCCGTTTTTAAAGTGGTACATGATAATGGTTATGGTATTCGGACTAAGCATAGTCGCAGCAGTATCCATCATGTCTGTGTACGGTCACCAATGTCACTAGAACGCAAAAGCACAGACCCAAGTAGCTACAGCAAAAAAGACCACAGCGAGCTACAAGTTCCTGCGCTACCTAACTGTGACTACTGTTTGTTTACTGGCAAGCACGTCTTGGCATATGCATTTGCCAAGATCCCTCCACCGGTAGCGCCACCCACTGCTACCTCTGGTACCCAAGTTTGGGCCAACCTGTGCTTGGTGCATTTCTCTAATTATCGCTGTAGGTTGGGTGAAGGGTTAGGTCAACGTTTTGTAGTAGAAGGCAGCGACGCTATCAGCCCAATTCGGCGGCAATTTCTCAAGGATCGTCACGAACATCACAATAAAGTGCACCAGCAAAAGCTAGCAAATAGCTACACGCCACCAGCAACTAACACCTACCGCCAAGAGCAAACCCGCAAGGACAAACTAAAGCGCTTAGCATACCGCCTTCATACAGTTCTTTATGAGCTACAACAAGACCAGAAAGCAGGCCTCGTGACAATTTATTACCCCGCCCAGGAGTTGGTTGACGGTGGGCCGCCACATGAAAGCTACAAATGCCCTATGCTAGGCAAAGGCGAACTGGATGACATTATCCAAGGCACTGAGGCGCTCTTGCTAACCTACAATACAGACAAGTGCCTTTGGCAAGTCATTGACCCCTCCGCGGGGTTCGTGGTTTGTGAGTCTGTCAGCAGCCGCCAGCCTGTCAACTATATCACAGGCTACATGATAGCCACTGAGAAATTCAATGTGGAGCACGATGCCTAAATTTCAATATGAATTTGTTAATGGCCCAAAAGTAGAGGCCGCAACAGATTGTAAACGTTGTGAAGTAAGAGTCCCGCATATTCACATCAATGATTCTGGCCCAATCTGCGATAATGACCCACACCAAGATTGGTGCATAGCTACACACCATGAAATCTACAGAGGACCAAGCAATGCCTGAATACACCCCGCAAGACTTGCGCAAAGCAGCCGAAATAGTAAAGGAGTTTACAACAACAGGTGATTGGGCTAATGCGCGGCGTTGGGTGATAGCCCAACTAAGTAACGCTGCAGAAACTCTTGAAAAAGAGGAAGCTGCAAAAGATAGGCAATACAAGCGTTTTAAAGAACTAGCAATGGAGTTGCATAATGCAGCATACCATTGCAATTCAGTTGTAGCGCCATCCAAAACCATGAATATTTTAGCTAAGTATCTACTTGAGCATTATCCCATCTTAATTGATGAAACAGATAGTGCTACCTGTGAAGTGCCAGGTCACCCGGACGCACCACACATTCACGCCGGTAATTTTGTCTTTGAAGAGCCAAAGGAAGAAGAATGACCAAACGACGCGGCAATAGATCAGGCACACCAACTTGCACAGGAATCTTTTGCCATTGCCTGTGTCATGAGGTGTGTTATGGGGGCCATGATGATCCTGATTGCGCTTCGCGCAAGGGCAAGCCATTGGATGTACTGGTGCCCAACATTAGGGTTGAACAATGACCGGGCGTGATCCTGCCGTCGAAGCGCCGCAGCATGAAGGGCATTGCTGCTTTAGCTGCATGGGTGATTACGAGGCGGGCGAGTGGCCACTCGAAGACAATGACGGTAACCAGGTTTGCTGCTGTAAAGCCAACAGCTATCGGAAGGGTATGCAATGAGTGATCCTGCCGTCGAAGCGGTGAAACGTGCATGGGCGCAATGCCCGAATGATGGCAAGGAATATGACGTTGCATTACCTGCCGCCCGTGAAATGGCCAAGCCGATCCGGGAGTGGTACGAGCGAGAGACACAGAAGTGGGTTGCGGGACAGGGCGGCGTTAATCCGCTGCTGCTCGCCCAACTTGCCCCGTTGATCTACTCCGACGACGACCTGAATGGCAACCAATGAGCGAGTCGAGAAGCCACCCGAATTGCTGGGGTACAGAGGGTCACGTCTGTCAGAAATCCTCCGGGCACAACTGTTTGGATTGCGGAGAACCCGCTGGCACATTGTGGGGTCCGTATTGGTGCCCCGACTGTGATGTGAAACGGCTGGATCGGATCAGCGCGAGCCTCGAATCCCTTGCCGGTGGTGCGGTCTAATGGCTAAATATCCCAAATATAACACAGATGATAGCCCATTACGCGACCATATGCGAACACATTTAACGCGACAAGAGCCACACACCCTCGACCAGTACCCAGATAAAATGAATTTTACTGTACCGGCAAATTCAATATATGCAAAATTACATAAAGGTATGCCACAATATCAAGCAGCAACTATGAAAGCAAGGAATTTCAGCATGTCAGATTCAGTAGCAGAAAGCTACCAAGACCCAATAGAAGAAGTGCCAAAGCCACCAAATTGGGCTATTCAACCGCAACAAGAGCCAGATCCGCTAGCAGACTGGGGCAATCTCAACAATATAGGAGCAATACCACATGGGCGTGAAACAATCACTGGAATCACTTTTTGGGATGCAACCCCAAGCATCAGAGGCATCCTCAAGCAGCGTATCCGACGTTTCACCAGATTCACAGGAAACTACCTGTTCGACCTCCTCAAAGTCGGTGGATGAAGACTGGTTTGCAAACCCATATTTCGACCTATAGTCTAAACTAGAATGGTGGAGTATACTAAGCGTATGCCGCGAACTAAGGAAGAAACTGCAAAGATAATTGAGTCGATTCGCGCAACTATCGACCCAAACTATGAGGTGTCTACCTGTAATTATTGTGACCTCACTGCCGGTATACCAGAAGGATACCCATGGAAAGTATGCTGGTTTTCTCCGCACATTTGGATCCTTGGTCGATTGTTAGCTCCGGCATTTGAATACATCTGTGACGGCAAAACAGTACAGCGTAATGTTCGACCAGAATGGGTACAGGCTACTGGTGCAACACACCTTACCCCAAAAATGGTTTGGGTGCTAACTGACGAATTTGACGAACAACACTTCCAGAAAGGAGTGTGGCCGGATTGACAACTAGTAAGCCAGCAATGCCAACTATTGGCAATATGATGACCTTGGCGGGCAGTCTCCCTGAACCAGAACCAGATTGTTGGGTGGTATTTTCAGCAGAGCATTACCCCGCCAGCATTGCACCGGGTGAAGATTACATTGCTCCTGCAATAGATCTCCACCGGGATGCCGGCGACCAAATGCAAGTGCTGCTCTGGGCAGCACCGCCAAGACACCACCTACAGTGGCGCCAGTTTGTCCACATAGATGACATCTTATTCACCAACCCATTCAGCAAGGAGCAGACTAATGGCACAACTTCCGCCTGACGGCGACTGGTTGGTACAAAATATTGGGGGTGATATTGTCATTTACCACCGCTACACCGAAGAAGAAGTAGTTCGGTACCCAAGTGGCAATGCTAATGCCACTAGTAAAGCGCAGCAAATTATCTTTGAGTCAGAAAAGCTCACAGATGAACAAAAGTGTTTTGCGCACTTTTGGTGCGGCTACTTCTATGGCCATCTAGGTTGACATGTTTAACAAACATGATAAAGCTTACCGCATGCTGTTAGTCGCAGATGGCAAAGAACCATTTGTAATTATGCGTACAACAGGCATGAGATTCATGGGCGTTTACATGCCCGCACATTGGGTCAAGTTGGATGTGGGTGAGGACTCGTTCATGACAGCAGAGGAAATTCGTAAACGAGCAATCGCTATCGCGTCTCAAGAAAATGGTATAGAACTTTATCCTATTGTAGTCTAGACTAGACCGGACTGCCAAGGTATAATTAAGGTAACGGCCAATAGAGCCGGGGCCACCAGAGCAGATAGGTTAGCATAATGGTAGATCCAGCAGAAGAAGCGGCAAATACAGCGTGCAACCTTTTGGTTGGCGGCAGCAAATCATCTCAATATGCTTATGCTGTTACCGCTGCCCGCAAAGCATTAGAGCCGGTACGGGCAAAATGGCTAGAATGGTTCTATGCGTTCAAGGATATGCCAGACCCAGTGCTATCAGAATTTCTCGGTGATCTTGCACCACTTATATTCCCCACAGAGGAACTTGAGACCGAATCATGACACTTAGCGACTCAAGCATGTACGAACCAAACTTTGACGACGCCGCCACACTGGTTGCACCCACTAAGCCAAATCCGGCGAGCGTACGCAGTATCAAGTACATGCGCGACCTTACTCGGCAGCGCGACTATGGCAACATGGTCGCTAGCATGCCGCCAGACTGGCGGGGTTTGTTCCTTGGGTTGGTCAACATGATGGGCACTCATACTGATGAGCAAATCTTTAATCTGCAGAGCTATGCGCAAGTAGATGTCAGCAAGTTCATTGACCAGCTATTGCGTATGCCAGCCAAGTCTGCGCCGGAGCAAGTTGCACGGTCGCCGCGTCGGCCCATCGAAGACGGTCTGTATGTGGTTGACGGTACCATTTACAAAGTTCAGCATGCGGTGAATGGTAGCGGCTACCAATATGCCAAGAAGTTGGTGCCTGATCGCTACCGGGCCAAGGCAAGCTTCCGCAACGCACCCAGCGCAATCCGTAATATTCGGCCAGAGCACAAGATGTCAATGGCAGAAGCAGCCAAGTTTGGTAAGTTGTACGGGGTTTGCGTTATTTGCGGTCGAACGCTTACTGACGAAATTAGTATCGCGCTCGGTATCGGCCCAATTTGCGGCAGCCGCAACTTCGGCGAGAAATTCGATGAAATGCGCCGTGCCGCAGACGTTATCCACAAGTACAACGGTAACAACAAATGAACCCCTATGAAGAAGGCTCAGCCGAGTGGTTGCTCTATGAAATCTTTGGGGAACCAGAAAGTGTAGTTGATAATGACATTTGAAATTGGCGATCGCGTCAAAGTTGTTGCCTACTTGACTGAAGATGGTGAATTGCTCAAGACAGACAAAGAAATCTATGCGCACAAAGATATCATTGACAAGAATATTGTACAAACCCAATTCATTGGTGTTGAAGGTCATGTGATCGACATAGATGCAGACCAAAATGAATTGGGCTTTGAAGTCGACGGTGACACACTAGATAGCATGTGGGTTAATTTTAAAGAAGTGGAGCTAATCTAATGGGCGCTGTCAATGTTGAATTGGGCATAACAACAGAACAAATACCTGTAAATGAATTACAGCCTGGAGATTATTTCATAAACATTGGTATGATATGGGAAGTTATTAACTTAAATCCATCCGGAAGAAAAATAATTGTTATGGCTCAAGAAACGGGAAAAGAATTTTCCCGGGCTGATTTCACCTTTGAGTGGCCAAGCAACTGGAAGTTACGTGTCGTTACAGTAAAGGTTAAATAGCATGACCTCAACAGAATCTGCTGCTACTCGCAACACCATGAATCGCATCATGAAGTTGCTAGAAGTTGCCAATAACCCCAGTACCCCGCCGGCAGAGGCAGCGCTGGCTGCTGAGCGTGCTGAGCGCCTTATGGCCAAGCACATGATTGATCGCATGGACCTCAAGCCAGAAGAGAAGTCCAAGATCATTCAGACGGAGTGGTTTGTCAATTTTAGTGCTGCAGATAGCTATAATAGCAGTAGTTATGCCTACCACATCGTCTACCTCATGACAGCAGTAGTCGAACATGGCAATCTGAAAAAGGTGCCAAATTTCGAATATGCCGTACGCGAAGATGGCACTATTGACTATGAAACCCGAAAAATCACTATACTGGGGTACCCCGAAGATATTGCCTATGCCGAACGCATTTGGTTCAATATCTTCAAAGCATTTGTTACCAACCTAAACCCGCAGTGGCAAGGGCAGAGCTTCCAGCTTGGCGAAAATGCCTACAACTTTATGCAGGCGGGGTACACCTGGCATGAAATTTGGCACCGCGCATATGCATATAAAATTCGTATGCAGAATAATATTGGCGCTGAATGGGATTACATGGATGTGCTAACTGGTAAGTTGATTGAATGCCCAGACCCAGCCAAAACTAAGGGCATGTACGGGTTGCGTGGCGCCGTGAAGAACTATTGCCAACACGCCGGCATCGAGTACGCCGGTCAAACAAACCGACACAATGTCTATAAGGCAAGTTTTGCACAGAGCTATCGCAACACAATTTGCCGGCGTATGCGAGAAATTCGTGAAGAGGCTTTGCGGGCTCGTGATGGTGAAGTTATCGCTGATCGCGACCGGTTTGCGCTCGCGGTGAAGGATACTAAAGAGCAAGTTGAGGCGGAATTCTATCGGTTATTCCCGCAATATGACCCCGAGAACATTGCCAAGGAAGAGGCGGCAGAGAAAGCCAAAAAGCTGTTGCTCTTCATGGCAATGTCGCCAGAAGAACAGGCGTACGTGGTCGCTGAAGAAGCACGTCGCAAAGCGGAAGCCGAAGCTGCTAAGGAAAAGGCAATGCGCAATTACAAGAAAATTCGGACACGGAGCACAGCCGGTGACCCGACCGCGTGGCAACGTGGCGTCGATGTAGCAAATAAGGTCAACCTCCGCAATGACGGTGAAGTAGATAAGAATAACCAAAAGGAGCTGGGCTAATGGCACGCACGACCAAAGCAAAACTTGACAAAGAGCAGCAGATTGCTGCATGGCAGGCTGAACTGGATAAGTACAGCAAATTAGCCAAAAATGCAGAAGAGCGTTTGGCTGCCCATGAAGATGCAATTAAACGTGCAGAAGCTGAATTGCTTGCACTTACTACTCCGGTAGAACCTGAAGCAAATGGCAGCGTAGTGCGCTTTACTACTACTTTTTCACGTTTATATATGAGAGGTACAGCAAGCAATTCCTCGCATTATATTGCCGATAATGTCTATACTTATGCCGCCATTAAGCGTGGTGTTTATTGGTATCTCACCCAGGATGGCAGCCGGAGTGACTCCAGAAAGAGCAGGATGATTTGGCCAACGTTGCTAGACTTCTGCGGCAAGCGTAACTGGGACACCATTGAGGTGATCGGATGAATGAAGTAAAGTATGAAATTACTGTTAGTGCAACTAGTCTTGGCACGATCAGTTTGTGGAATTTTCCATCCAAGGCAATTATTGGTGGTGAAACTTTCACATTTACATCTTATGATGCAGCTGAAACAATTGATGTTTTCATCAAGTTAAAAAACATGCCATTCCTAGCGCAACCCACACTTAGGAAATTCACTTGGCAGGAAGCATGATCACCCCATACGAACTCGGCTACCGCTGTCCGCAATGGTACAGCAATTTCCTTGTGCCAAGCTCAACGGCGCACCGTAAGTATCTTGTGCAATTTCACGGACAAAATTTGCCGGCGAGCTGTAATTGCCCCGCCTACCAGTACAGTGGTGAATATGGCTTGCAAAATTGTAGACATATCAAAATAGCAAAGATGATGGGTTGCTTTGGCGTACGCGGCAGCAAAGTTCGACTTGATATGTCGGGTGTTGAATTACGCGAGTCACCATTACAGTCCTATCATGTTACAGACAGACCGTGCCCATGCTGCGGCGAACCCATGGTCGATCTTGATCGCTTATCGGCATGGCCAACAGAAGTTGCAAATAAAGACAATAAGCCGGGCTAGACTAGCGCGGTCTGGTCCGGTATAATAGAAGCGTAGCCAAAAGTATCGAAGTTCCGCCAACCAGAAGGGTCTACAATGCGCACCAAGTCAAGTTACATTTCCGCAGGGCGAAGCGGACTAGAAAAAGCTGCGAAGTTTATCCAGACAATTCAAGACAATGGCTGGGAAGCCAAGGTCAAAGAAGATGAGATTGGTATGGTGCACGTATTCGCTCGGCGGGGTGAAGACGAGGTCATCGAGATTTGGTGGCAGCCTGGTAATGGCGCAATTACTGCAGCGAATCCCCCGCGGTACGTATTGGCTGGGCACGAGCAGAAGCTGCAAAATGTGTCGGCGTGCGTGTCGATCGCGTTGCGGGCTCCTGATACTGAGCGGCTTGCTAAGCAAGTACAGAAGCAGACCAGACGGATTAATCGGCGGAACACGACCGTAGGCGCGCTTGTAAGCGACGATTTAGCGAGCGCGGTAGCCCCGACCGGCGAAGCGCTCCGCATCGCCCGTAGCGCGATTGCGCCGGTACTCGCGGGCGATGATTCGGCGGTCGTCCGCGCGCTACGGGGTACGACGATTAGCTGGCTGAACTCACAGAGCGGTCTGCTAGAGTCTGCATATGTAGCTAAAGTAAATGGAATTACGCGCAATGGTCGCGATATCGTCAATTTTGTAGACAACAAAGAAACTGGCTTTCGGGCCGTATATCTAGATGCAATTGTGAGTATCGCATGACAGCTAAATATAATATTCATATCGCTACCATGAATGGTGCGCCAACATGAGCAAGAAACGTACATGGCTGGCGGGGACAGCAGATAACAACTCTACGCTTTGGGTACAGCTAGATCAATTTGATACGGTTGTTAATTCCGGGCTAAAGAAAATCATGCCAGGCCCGTATCGCTGGCACGGGCCGAGTAAGCGTTGGATATTCCCGTTGAACTGGGATGCTTGCACAAATCTACGAAAGGTAGCAGATCGCCATGGAGCCACAATCCGAATCAGCAATGAACTGCACGACTGGGCAACTAGAGAACGCGCTCACCAAGAATCAATACCAGATGTTGGGGCTGTCGAACTTGTTGATCTCTTGCCAGTTAGAGAACAAGCTCCTGGAATCTGGCGAGCGCTTTCTAGCCGACCTTTTCAATCTGTTGGAGTGGCGTTCGCAGCAAGGAACAGAGCCTGCCTTATCGCAGATCAGCCGGGACTTGGCAAAACACTGCAGGCAATTGGGGCAATTGTTGAGGCAGGAACAACAGGACCGATTCTCATCGTCGCCCCCAAGCAAGCAGCAAAATTAACTTGGCCAAAAGAAATACGGCGTTGGCTGGGCAATGACGAGAGCATTGTGCAGATTGGGGCACATATGCCGGCGAGTGAACGTGCCAAGGTAATGCAGTTCATTGTTGACAACCAAGAGAATGTGGCGAAACGACTGTGGGTAGTTACCAGCCCTAACTACGTGCGAATTAAAGCAGAGCTTGATGACTATGGCAACTATGTAAAGGATCACAGTGGCAAGAAGATCATTAAACCTGTGGGTGAAAGTTTGCTGGAATTCCAAAATGTATTATGGAGTGCTATCATTGTCGATGAATCCCATCAAATTCTCCCTGTCCCCTCTGGTAATAAAAAGAAACAATCTGCTCAGCGACTTGGGATTGGAGCCCTCGAAGTACGGACAAATGGGTTGCGCATGGCACTCTCCGGCACGCCATTTCGTGGCAAAGAGGTTTATCTTTGGGGAACACTCAATTGGTTGCGGCCTGACCTCTACCGCGCATATTGGAAATGGGTGGAGCAACACTTTTGGGTGACAAATAACGGGTTTGGTATGCAGATTGGCGGCATGAAGAGTGCGGAAAACCTTTATGCTGAAGCCAAGAACGTCATGATTAGGCGCACTAAGGCAGAAGTTGCCCAAGATTTGCCGCCGAAGTTCTATGCCGGTGAACCGCTCGACCCGAGCGTACCCGGTAGCCCAGTCGCTGTTTGGCTAGATATGTTGCCTCAGCAGAAGCAAGCGTACGACGATATGGTTAAGTCAGCAACTGCCGAAATCGAGGGCGGTTTGTTGATGGCTAACGGATTGCTAGCCGAAATGACGCGGCTTAAGCAATTCGCTGGCAGCTGTGGCATTATGGATGAAGGTACTGGCAACTTTAAAGCTAAGTTGCCCAGTAACAAATTCGATTGGATCGTGGAATGGCTCGAAGAACGCGGCATCGAAAAAGGCATGAAGATCGACCAGGACACACCGAAAGTAGTGATTGCAAGTCAGTTTGCGGGCTTAATCAACGCTATTGCCAGTGGGCTGACGGCCTTAGGCATTCGAGCACATGTGTTTACTGGAGCGACAACCGACAAAATGCGCGAACAGATCAAAGACGACTGGCAAGACAACCCCGCCAGCGAATTCCGCATTCTCCTGCTATCTACTAAGGCTGGTGGTGTAAGTTTGACGCTCGATGCGGCCGACGACTTGATCATCTGTGACGAGACCTATGACCCAAGTGACCAAGAGCAGCTCGAGGACCGGCTGCACCGAATCAGCCGCGATCACCAGGTCACAATTTGGAACCTGCGTTCAAGGGGTACAATAGAAGAGAATATTGCTAAGAGCAATATGCAGGCAGAATTTAATATCAAGAACATAATCGACGGAAGTCGAGGTGCCAATTTTGCCAAGGAACTGTTAGGAGTGTAATGCCATCGCAAGCAAAACCCATTAAGTATGGCAAACATACAAATGGTAAGGTCAAGGATAAGGGGAGTTACATCGGATGCCATGCAGCGACGGAGACAGTGGTCAAAGTGAAGAAGCGGCAAGCTGGGAAGAGCCCGATGATTGGGGACCAGAACTTGATTGGGCAGTTGACAATGATGGAAATGCAATCGCCAGCGGGGTAACCCATAGCTTTACCATAGAGTTCAACAACACGCTCTGGGTATATGGTGACCATGGTGCAGTGGTAGCCTGGATCAACTGTGAAAGCATGGAGGGTGCACAGGATATCGCGGACGCGATGAATATTGTGCACTACCATGGGGGTAAGGTGATATGCCACTCATAAATGAATCCAAACCTACCAAAGTAACAATATGGGCTAATACACCACAACAAGCGGCACACTTTGAAAATTGCAAACCATATTTGCAAGCTAAGTTTGCAGAAACCTTGGCACAAACTGCAGTGCTAACTGATATTGAATTGGTTATCATAGATGTGCAAGCTACTTTAATTGAATTGCAGCAAGCACGATCCAATACATTGAAATACTACAATGAATTTGAGGTCTGATGCCATTCATAAATATGCCAAAGATCATCCCAACGCGGGTCATTGAAGTCTCCCCAGCGAAGAACTGGGAGCACCACATGTGCCCACCAGGACGTATTCGCAAATACAAGGTGGAACGCCACGAGCAGGGGCATGCTATTCATGAAGGCATTGAAGTGCCCAATTTGAAACTTACTCACGATGTAGAGCGTTATTCAGAGAAAGAGCTGAAACACATCATGCATCTTGCTGCTGATATGCGGGCAAATGGTACTCACGACAACTGAGATTCTTGCCGGTGGCGGCATGGCCATTTTCTACCCCGCCAGCATATGGTTTGCTGCACATATGGGTAGACGGCAAGCAATGTTGGATAAAATCACGCGGCCAGATATCCAGCGTTATATGCATAGAGTAGTCAATGCTGAGGAGGCAGACGAACGCTACAACTTAACTCGCAAAATGTTGCATGATGCAAAGCGTCGCACTATGCCGCGACCCGACAGCGGCAAAGAGGCGCGTGTGTCAAAAATGCGGGTTCGACGGCGAGTAGTTCGCCGACCGCTACGCCCAGCGGTCGAGGCGGACGGATAACGGGCCGAAAATAGGCCTTTACGCGCCGGACTAGACTAAGGTATACTTGAAGGGTAGATGTCGCGTAGATCGCGGAAGACCCAAACTACTAGCAAAGAGGATTTACCAATCATGGCCAATGAGACCGACCGCAAGCGTTATTCCGTTGAGAACCCTGGCCCTGCAGCCGTTTCTCTCGCGCGATACGCTGGCGAAAAGGCAGGCGTAACCATTGATGCAGGGCATGTGCAGGCAGTTCTGACCAACCACAGCGAGTGGCAGGCATGGCGTAACAGCGCGCGTGACGAAGAGGGGCTGACTGAAGCTGACCGCGAGCGTAAGGCACGTACTGCAGAACGCGAAGAGGCCAACCGAGAGGTCAACGAGGCGAAGGCTGCAGCCAAGGCTCAGCGTGATGCCGAGCGTCAGCAGAAGGCTGAGCAGCGCGAATCTGAGAAGGGCGTGCGGGAATGGCTTCGTGCCGAGCGCGAATTCAACCAGAGCGCCAAGCGTGAGCAGCGTGAAGCTGACCGGCTGGCTAAGGAAGCTGACCGGCAGCGCAAGCTGGAAGAGCGTGACAAGAAGCGCCAGGAAGCGGAAGAGACCGCCCAGCAGAAGCGCGACCAGCGCGAAGCAGCCCGCGAGCAGCGTGAAGCTGCCCGTGAAGCTAAGGCAACAGCCAAGGCTGAAGGCGAAGGCGCTGTAGAAGGCGATACCGAAGAGGCACCGGCTGAGTCCACGCGCGGACGTTTCAAGGGCCGTGAAGGTCGACTCAACAAGGTTGGGGCTAGCAAGTCTAGCTTCTGATAGACCGGCGCCCACTGCCGAAATGGAGGCACTCCAGACCGAGTGTGGGCCAGAAGTACAGGACTGCCATATGCGGGCTGGCTCTGTACGTTCTGGTGAATGGCGAATAAGGATTGACTTATATCCCAAGTCAGTACTACAGCGACGTTCGCCATTCTCCAGAATAACTTAAGTAAATACAACAACCTGTGGCGGGAGTAATATAGTGGGTCTCGATGAAGTCACTATTGACAGTGATCACTTCAGGACATTCATTCGTGAGCGCACAAGCGTAAGTAATATCAAGCGAGAAATGTATCGACAAGCATGTGTTGATACCGCTGAATATATTATTAGCACTTCACCAGATAAAAATGGCCCATTCTACGCGCACGAATATCTTGGTCGTGCCCCGATGCTCAACCATTGTGCAGTATTGCAGAGAGATAATCCTGACGGCTATTGCCTAGAGTTTGGCGTTGGCGATGGCACCTCATTGAATTGGCTGCGGCAACATAGGTTTACTTATGGATTTGATAGTTTCCTAGGATTGCCAGAAGCTTGGCGAGGTGAATACCCCAAGGGGTCATTTGCAATAGATACATACAGACTAGAAGAAATAGTAAAATGGGATAGTGTAGCAATTGTATCGGGGCTTTTCGAAGATTCATTGCCGGCTTGGATTGATATTCAACAGCCCTATCTTGATGGTGAAGGTATTGCACTTATCCATATAGATTGCGATCTCTACAGTAGCACTAAATTTGTATTAGATACGCTAAGGCCATGGATTAAAAGTGGTACAATCATTGTATTTGATGAATTCTGGAACTATCCAGGTTGGGACCACCCTAAACTAGGTGAATTTGCAGCATTTCATGAAATAAATGGCAGCGGATTAGAATTTAAGTGTCTTGGTTATGTAGTTGATGGCGAGCAGCTAGCTGTGCAGGCACTCTGATGGCAGGCGTCGTTGGTAAGGAATTGCCATTACTGCGAAGTAGTGAGCGCGCAACCTATCACCGTTGCCCCCAGGCTTGGTATTGGGGCTATGTAGATTGCCTGCGGCCAATAGCCGAACGGAAGACAGCTGCAGAATTCGGTACTATTGTGCACCTCTGCATGGCGGAATACTACCAACCTGGGGTAAAACGCGGACCGCACCCAGCGGAAACTTGGGAGCGATTAGCACAAGATGTGATCAATGTCCTGCGAGTCAAGGAGCAAGTTGATGAAGAAGAAATTGCAACTTGGGAAGACTTCTACACCCTTGGGCGTAATCTCCTTGAAGAATATGTTATTGAATATGCCGGCGACCCGCACTGGGACGTCCTGGACGCCGAGCGCAACTTTGCAGTTACCATCCCAGATATCCGCTACCCACCAATTTTGAAAGATGGACGTAAAGGTTATCGGCCTATATGCACTCTCGTTGGTGTATTTGATCTTTGCTATCGCGATCTTAACGACGGACACATCAAGATGGTGGACCACAAAACCGCCAATCAACTATCGACGTTGCATCTTGACCTTGATCCGCAAGCTTCGACTTATATTGCAGTTGCGACGAAAGCGCTCCAAGACCAAGGGCTAATCAACAAGGATGATTATGTCAAGGGTATGGAGTACAACTTCTTGCGCAAAGGCAAAATTTTCAAGGAGCCATTGAAGCAGCATTACATAGATGCGCTAATCAATTCTTATGCCAAAGATGGCATTGAGGTTGACCCTGCCAGTTTCAAAAAGCTATTGAAGGACGAACTGGCCGCCGAAGCTGAGCGCTGCAAACTAAAAGTACACGGCGAACGCAGCGAAACCCCACTGTTTCGCCGGGAGTTCGTTGCACGTACCCCACGTGAACGCAACAAGACCATCATGCGGATCAGCCAAGAGGCCGCCATCATGGAGCGTACCGCGGCGGGGGACATTCCAGTTACAAAGTCCTTCGCCAAGGATTGCAATTTCTGTAACTTCTACAACCTTTGCTCACTTGATGAAGGTAGTGAGCCAGAGGATGTGGAATACTTCATCGAAACGGTGTACAAAAAGGTCGACCCTTATGCCGACCATCGCACCAAGAAGGTGGAGCATTGAGTTATCACAATAAGCCATCGGATGATATTTCACTTTTGGCTTGGTTTGAAATGTTAACAAATGAAACAATAACTTCATATGTGATTGATGATAATGGCCACGAGATAAGAATTGGTAACCAGTATCAAGCTACATGTGCCGGTCGGCAACGATTAGCAGAGATACATGACGAAAGGCTAACAAGTGGTAGAACTTCCAAGTAACATCATCGAACTGGCGGATGAGGATGAATATAACAACCTGCTCATCTACGGCGACTCTGGTGTGGGCAAAACCGTCTTGGCAGGCTCTGATGATGACGTCCTTTTTATTGCTCCCGAGGACAATGGAACTTTGTCCGCCAAAAGATTCGGCTCGACCGCTAAAAAGTGGAAAGTTCGTGAGGGTGCCGAAGGCTGGGATGACGTCGTGGCGGCTTACGAGTGGCTATACACACTCGACACCATCCCTTTCAATTGGGTTGTCCTTGATTCGCTAACTGAAATGCAGAGCATGTGTATGCGTTGGGTTTTGGCGAAGGCAGTTGAGGAACGAGGTGGTGACCAGGACATTCCTGATATTCGCGATTGGCAGCCATACTACAACAAGTTCCAACGCATGGTGAAAGCGTTCAATTCCTTGCCAGTAAATATGCTGTACACTGCCTTGCAACAAGAAGACAAGAATGAGGATGAAGAATCCTATGTCTTGCCGATGATTCAGGGTAAGGGTACCCAGTACTCAAAGCTGGTGTGTGGCTGGATGACTAGCTTTGGTAACATGAAAACTGTGCGAAAGAAAGTCGGTGAAGTTGATGGGAAACCACAATACGAAGAGCAAAGGGTTATTCAGTGGCATGGTACCAAGACCGTCATGGCTAAGGACCGTACTCGCTGTTTGGCACCGCGCACCATTATCGGCCCGAGCCATCTGAATGGGCTGAAGGACATTCGCGAACTACTAGAATCGGGGCCAAAACAGCCCGCACCTGGACGCGTACCGCCGAATAAGACGGACGAGAACAAGGCTGTACGTAAGCCTGCCGAGGACCGTGAGCGGTTGCGCCGTCGTCCTACGTCCGACGCTAAGGCCGAAGTCGTCGCAGCTATTCCCGACGAATCTGACAACGATGATGAACTCAGCAATATGATGATGGAGGTCTAGTAAATGGCAACAAGGATTAAGTGGGACATCAATGGCGCTGGCGTCGACCCCGCCGGTGGTATGGGTGGCTATGATGGCCCTAACTTGCCCAAGGGCAGCTATCTGTGCAAAATCAAGCGTATGACGGTTGGTGAGATCAAGTCCATTGGGGAGAATAAAGGCAAGCCTCGCATTAGCGTGTTGCTTGAAGTTGTTGGACCTGATAGCAAGAAGGAATATTTAGGCCACCCAATTTGGGATGGCCTGAATATCATCAAGTCGTCGTTACCTTTTGTCAATGCTTTCTTGCATGGTCTCACCGATGGCAGCGACCAGGCCAAGCATGAGATCGAGAAGGCATTCTGGGATGTTGGCCCGAAAGTCAAGCGCGTGAAGAAAAAGGACAATACTGTCGAGAAGCACGTGGAGAGCATTGGCAATTATGCCATTAACTCGCCCAGCGGCGAGCTACTCGTTCAGGTGCTGGCAAAGCCCAGTAGCTACAAGGGACAGTTTAAGGCTGAGGTGGCGGAGTACATTCCTCGCAAGAATAGCAAGAATCGTCAGGAGTTGGACGAGGATGGCTATGATGAAGATGAAGACGACGACATCGGGGATGAGGATGTCGAGGATGAAGCTGACGCCGACACCGATGACGATGACTATGAAGATGCCGAAGATGGGGATTACGTCGATGCTGAAGGCGGCCCATTTTAGACTACTGTAATAGCAGTACAGTAGAGCCTTGATGACTGGGTGTGGGCTTCATATAACGCCAAGTTAGGGTGGCAACCTGGGCACCAGAGATCTGCCCCTAAATAGCCAACTAAACGTGGAGCCGCGAGTCCCATAACCCAACCTGATTAATTACCAGGAACTCGCCCTACACTTAGGAGCAACATGATCATAAATGCGCTCTGTATGTTCGGGCCATGTCATGGCAAAACTTTTACACTAAACCAATCACACAATGCTATTCCGCCGATCTTGATTTTACCAGAAGATACAGAAGATATAAAATTTGATATGTATGACCCAGTACTTGGGCCAAAGTCTACGCAAATCAAAACGCATCAGTACCGTAAGTTTGATGAATTTAGCAGTGACAATATGGAAGATTGTGCACTGTATGTCCATGAAGAGAATTGCTGCGAGAAGAGGATCCCAGATGAAGGTAGCGATTTTGGGTTGCGGTCCAACAGGAATGATTGCCGCCCACGCATGCCTGACGCATGGTATATACCCCCAAGTATTCTCCCGCAAGATAAAGTCCGCCCTTTATGGTAGCCAATACTTACACGAACCGATTCCTGGAATTGATCATGGCGAAGAAGAGTGGGTTACTTATATCAATAAGGGCACACCTGAAGAATATCGTCGCAAAACTCATGGCAAATTTTGGGATGGTATTATTGCCCCGGCGGATTTCGAGACAGCTCACCCAGCCTGGGATATTCGGCGTGCTTACAATATACTCTGGCGAAAGTATCACGACCTGGTACAGGATTATGTAATACCTTCAAGAGAAGCCCCAAAGATCCCCGGCGACGGATATGCACATCCATATTGGACACTGAATAAGGACTTGAATATTGACTCCTATGATTTGGTGATTTCCACAGTACCCCGCCGTATCTGGGCAATTGAAGGTGAGCAGTATATCTACAGTCTAGGCTGGGCAGTAGGTGACGCCCCAGAGCGGGGTCAATTCGTCAATCTTGAAGTGCCAGACATGACAATCATTTGTGATGGTAGCCCTGACGTTGCTTACAATCGGCTCAGTCATGTGTTTGGCTACAAGACCGTGGAGTGGCCGGCACATTGTATTGGTCGCGATGTTAGTGTAGGCATCCCAGCGAGCAAGTTGATTAAGCCATTGAAATATGTGCCTGCTGAGTTTGATATCAACCCAGTTAATGGTACGCGCTGGCTACACGTAGGAAGGTTCGGCAAATGGCAAAAAGGTGTGGTAGTGACCGATGCCTGGCACGAAGTACAGGCCGAACTAAGGCTGAGATTGGGGATAACGGTATGAAACAGAATGTCACGGGTAATCCAGATTACCTAGCAATTCGCTGTCATGGTGCATATCACAAAGCAACAAAAGATTGGGCAGTGATTCCAAGTTGGGATAATGAATATACAGAAAAAGATTGTTGGCGTGCCGTAGCAAAACTAGATCTGGTACAAGCAAAGCTAGATCATCCTGATAAATGTTCCGGGCAAATTTGCTATGAAGAATATCGTGAAGCTAGCTTGCAAGTATATGATCCATGGAGCACTCTATCGCAATTTCTTAGAAATGGATGGGATAAAGTTGCTATTGCAAAATATAGCGACGACGCAGGAAGAGTCCAACTGGGTATGATGCCAAGTGAGGAAATTGTGAGCAAAAGCACGCCATTGCCAGGAGAAATGACCTATGGTAAAAAGATGGCGCCTCCATTGGAAGTTGCTATCACCGGTAATGGTGTAGATGTACATTACAAATATGATATCGGCGCCAAGACATATTACATGCGCATTGAAGGTGTGCCGAATAATGTTGCCGAAGACGTGCTTATCAAGGTATTGCCGCAGACATTGCAGCTTTGGCTAAGTAAGTGCAAAGATTATGGCGGGGACATTAGTGATGAAGTTAAGAGCCTTGGACCGCGTGGGCAGTTTGTAGATATCTGGCGTAAAGTGTGGAAACTTAAGCGTGCACTTTGGGATGGCGAAGAACTTAAATTTGAGCAACCAAAAGAAGTGATGATGGATTTGATCGGGCATCTATTGCTAGCGATCAGAAAGTCGGACTAGACTTCTACGGTCCTGTCCGGTATAATTAACTTATGCGGAGGGATGTCGTATATGGCCCAAAGAAGGGCAATAGAGTAGGCTATGGCGGATACCTGTATAAGCGCGATTTGGAGATATTGTACCGATTCTTTGGTTTTCCAAATGTTGAGGCTTTCATAGATTTCCTGCGAGCGGAAGGGGCAAAGGTAAAAGCATAATGGAATATGTGTCCCTTCACCACCACAGCACCCACTCGTACGGCGACGGATTTCAATTACCGGAAGAGCATGTTCAATTTTGTGCAGAGTATGGCATGAAAGCCATGGCGCTTACCGAGCATGGCAATCTTTCTAGCCACGTGCAATTAGAAAAAGCATGTAAGAAACACAACATTAAACCATTATTTGGCGTAGAGGCCTATGTTGCCCCGCCGAAAGAGTCGCGTAAGTTTCACCAGACCATTATTGCAATGAATCAAGATGGTTTACGGAATCTCAATCGTTTGGTAACCCAAAGCTGGAAAGACTTTTATCGTTGGCCTACTGTGCATATGCATAGACTAGAGGAATTTAGCGATGGGCTCATCGTATTATCAGGCTGCGCGGATAGTGCAATCTCGTGTACGCTCCTTGGCGGAAAAAGCCTTGGAGAGAAGCGAGGGGGATATACCACCAAGCAATTACGCAATACCATTAACCTCGCTGAATGGTACAAGAACATATTTGGTGATAGATTTTATCTGGAGTGCCAAAGATTTGAAGGACTTGATAGAACTCGCGTACTTAACCCGGCATTCGAAATCGTTGCATCTGAAACGGGAATTCCGCTCGTTGCTACTAGCGACTGCCATTATGTCAATCCTGCCGACAACGAAATGCAAAAAATATTGCACGCTGCACATCGTGGTTCTACTGTTAGTGCGGTTGAGGCCAGCTGGGAATATGACATACTCTTATCAATTCCCACTTCCGATGACGAAGTCTACAAGCAACTTGTTGGTACAGGCTTATCAGAAGATGGCGCACAAGAAGCGCTACTAAATACTGGTCGTATTGCCGACAGATGTGACGCTCACCTAGAACAAGTTGAGACAATCAAATATCCTATTGGCGAAAGGGACCATGTGCCATGGATATAGTTAAGATCCCTGGATATCGCCATATGGCCATGGAAGATGGCACTATATTTGGAGTTCGTGGTAAGCCATTAGTTCCGATATGGAATAAAGCTACCAGATATTGGTGGGTAGGTTTGCGACCAGATGGTACTACTTGTGTAAAAGATACTGTACCAATACATGTTGCAATTTGTAGAACATTTCACGGTGAACGACCTAATGGACTCCAAGTCCGTCACATAGATGACAACAGAGATAATAATGCAGCATCCAATCTAATGTGGGGAACAGCATTAGAGAATCAAGAAGATGCAAAAAGGAATGGCAAAACTCCTCTTGGATCAGATAGACCCAATGCAAAATTAACAAAAGAAATAGTCTTATTGGCAAGAGAGAGATATAACAATGGAGAGTCTGCATCACATCTTGCCTATGAATTTGGAGTAAACCGCGCCACTATGTGGGCAGCTATTGTTGGTATATCTTGGGCGTGGGTATGACTAGCATAGAGCAAGCCCAAGGCATTAAAGTCGATGAAGCATCTGGGCGTGTACTCGCAGATCGCTATGATAAATCTTCACCGGAAGCTATTGCCCTTATTCGGGAGTGGCTAAATTTCGGCTGGACCTTTCGGTTACAACGGACCGGCAACACATTTCTGCACACCAGGCGGGGTGATTACATTGCGAGAGTTGAGCATGAACTCAATCTTATCATCAGCAAAGGCTTTGTGGACTACTTCTTGGTCACAAGTGACATCGTCAGATGGGCAAAAGACCATAAAATTCCGGTGGGGCCAGCACGCGGATCTGCTGCAGCTTCATTGGTGTGTTACCTATTACGAATTACTGAAGTCGACCCACTTCAGCATGAACATATGCTATTCGAGCGCTTCATTGATCCAACGCGCGATGAATTACCAGATATTGACCTGGATTTCTCCGATGATCGGCGGCATGAAGTTTTCGCTTATGCTGGTTCCAGGTACGGAGTGGCAAACGTTGGCCATATTGGCAACTTCACGAAATACAAGGGAAAGAACTCGATAGATGACGTGGCACGAGTCTACCATATTCCAAAGTGGGATTGCGAAGTTGTTAAGAATCTCATCATCGAGCGGTCTGGCGGCGACTCAAGAGCCGATGATAGCCTTGAGGATACCTTTGCTATGTTTCCCAAGGCGATGGCGGTCCTCGATAAACATCCACAACTTACAAATGCTGTTAGGCTCGAAGGCAATTACCGTGGAATGGGCGTACACGCCGCTGGGCTTGTTATTTCTAATCGACCAATCACAGACTTTTGTGCAGTTTACACCCGGGAAGTTGCAGGTCGACAAGCCGAAGTTATTGCATACGACAAAAAAGATAGCGCTAGTCTGGGCTTCCTGAAACAGGATATTCTGGGGTTGTCAACTATGGGCATGATCGGGCAAGCCCTCGACATCATAGGAATGGACCTTGAAGACTTATACCGTGTGCCGCTTGATGATAAGCGTACTTTGGCAGCCTTCCGCAAGAATGACGTTGTTGGAATTTTCCAATTTGAAGGGCGTGCCACTCGTCTCGTTTGTCGGGACGTGGTCCCAGATCACTTTCAACATCTGGCGGATATCAATGCGCTATCGCGGCCAGGTCCGTTGTTCTCTGGTATGGCGGCCCAATATGTTGACATTAAACATGGGCGCAAAACAATTGAAAATTACCACCCCATTGTTGATAAACATACTGAGTTCACTTACGGACAGATTATTTACCAGGAGCAAGTGCTAAGTATTATCCGGGAGCTTGGCGGGTTCCCAATGACAAAAGTACACGCTATCCGACAGATCATTTCACAAAAGCTTGGCGAAGCCCAGTTCGAGTCCATGTATCAGCAATTTGAAGATAATGCGATTAAGGAGCATGGGTGTACAAAGGAACAGGCCCGCAGAATTTGGCGCTTCATGGCGACCTCCGCAACGTACTCATTCAACATTGCCCACTGTATTTCCTACTCGATGCTAGCGTTTTGGCAGATGTGGATAAAACAACATCACCAGACCGCATTCTATGCCGCAGCACTACGGAAAACCGGCAATGGCAATGATGACAAGACAGTATACAAACGCACTAGATCGCTGAAGGATGCGATGCGGCATGGGCTTAAGATTGCCCCGCCGAGCATAACGCTATCTGGGAAGAATTGGGAAGCTGCCGATAACGGCATCATTGCAGGATTCTTGCAAGTTCCGGGCATTGGCGACAAAACCGCAGATAACATACTGGACTACCTTGATAACAGCTATTGGGATCGCGAACCCGACTGGGACGACCTAATCAATGTGTCGCGTATTGGGCCAAAGACCATGGAAAAGATCCGAGATTTTGCTGAAGGATCAGATCCATTTGGCCTAAATATCATGTCGGCGAAAATGAAGGAATTGCGGAAGGCCTGTAAGAAGGATAACCCCGACTACCTACCGACGCCGACCCACAGGTCTGATACACTCCCTCGGGAGGGCGAGCACGCGGTCGTCTGGGCCGGTATTCCCTATACCGTTGAGTATAAGGACTATGTGGAAGATGAGCGCGCCAGAAGTGGCAAGAGCGTTGAAGAGATTCTTTCTGAAATGAAAGACCCTCACCTTCTTAAATCTGCAACTATTAAATGCCGTGACGAATTTGATGAAGAAGTGTACCTAAGATTTAATCGATGGTCTTTTCCTAAGTTTCAACAGGCCATTGAAGACCTTGAAATAGGTAAAGACGCAATTGTTGCAGCAGGCAAAAAGCGTGAAGGATTTGGTACAAGTATTCAAGTTAAATCTATGCATGTAGTGGTAATTGACTAATGGCAAATTATATCGGAAGAAAATGCGAACCTGATTGTACCTGTGGTCGTCATGCTATTGGGCGTCTTGATATTTGCTTAGACGGTTGTACATGCAAAAGGCATACTGCTCCTAAACAAGGAGAGGAAAGTCACAACTGGGCTGGCAAATCTATATCAAAACGATCAATTCACAGTAGAATTGAACGTCAAAAGGGCAAAGCTAAAGAGCACGACTGTGTTGACTGTGGAGATCAAGCACATGATTGGTCGCAAATCCATGAAAGTGACGAGTGGGAAATGGATAGCTATGAACCAAGATGCAGGAGTTGCCACGTGAAATATGACAGAAACTGGGAAGGCAGCTAATGGGCGAGGCAAAGAGACGACTGGACGTGGGATCGAAAGCGTCTGGCCCAACACCAGACTTGAATGGTGCAGTATCTGGCATTGGCAAGTTCTTGGACAAGCTGAATGCCAAGCCAGCGCATGAGCCAATTATCAAGTCTCTTGAAAAAATTGGTATTGTACCACAGTTAGTAACGCCAGATGAAGGTAGTCCATACTTCATCATTCCTGTCAATGAACTTATTGGCAAAGAATACCAGTACCTGACAGGTCTCAACATTGAGGCAATGTACACAGGCCCAGTCGATATTGATCCAGAGCCCCAGGAGGCCAGCGATGAATGAAGTGCAAAAGTGGGTAGACCCCGCCATGTTTGCAGCTGAGGAGCAGACCAATGAAGGCCCCAAAGTCCAACTTCTTAGCTGCACACCTGATCCATTGGGCACCATTGCTGCCGCTGCCCACACTTATCAGGGACGGTTTCATTCGTCCCTGGCTGAAATCACAGACGACGAACGACGATTTTTCCTTGCCGACGTTCGCAAAAACGTATTGCTTGCTCCTTTGGAATTTGTGCACTTCCATTTCCGTATTACGGGAGTCACGCGGGGATTCACCCACCAAATGGTACGTCAGCGTACAGCTTGCTATGCTCAAGAGTCCATGCGATTCGCAGTAAAAGAAACCATGCCCGTTGCCTTGCCGCCAAGCCTGGCAGGGACATTACCATGGAAAGACTGGGTTGCCAAGTGTGCTGGCGAGCTGTTCCCTGGTGGATTGGGTAATTTGAATTTGCAATCACTTCAAGATGAATCAGAAAATTATGAACGTGTACGTTTAGTTGATAAGTATGCGCAAGAGCAAGCGAAACCCCAGCAGATATGGCGACGGGAGTGGGATGCAACAGTCAAAACCATTGGGCACGCCTATAACAATCTCGTCAACAGTGGAATGCCTGCTGAAGATGCCCGCGGACTGGCGCCTACTTCCGTGCTCACGCAGCTCAACTACACCACGTCATTGCGCCATCTTATTGACCACGCAGGACTACGTTTGTGCACTCAAGCCCAGTTCGAATGGCGGCTAGTTTGGGTGGAGATTATCAAGGCCATTCGCGAGTATGGTCAGCATCAGATATACCAAACAATGCCATACTGGCAAGAAATGCATCCAGCACAGTGGCAGTTCGATGAAATTGCCAACCTGTTTAAGCCAATTTGTTACAAAACCGGCAAGTGCGAATTCATGAGCGCTGGCGACCGCTTTTGCTCTATTCGAGATCGAGTGCAGGCTAATAGCGAAATTGGCCGACCCAGTAGTGAATGGGGCGAATCGTTCACTGAACGTGATGACATCCAAATTTGTAGCATTCATGATGTCGAATGGCTTGCAGATCCGAAGGCAGCACGTCAATGAAAGTTGTGGCTTTAACCGTAGAAGGTAATACCCATAAAACGGGCTTTGGCGTGTCCCATATCATCAGATATGAGCCCTATCTCACCGGTGGTGACGGTACTGTATTGACTTTATCAGATGGTAGTTTGGTGCCTGTTCTTGAAAACTTAATGGAAATTATGAATATGGTGAACTATGAACGAACAGCCTAATATCATCCCCGCCGGTGAAAAGGTCGTGAATAGATTTGGCCAGGCATCGGCAGTATACTACATTGAGACAAAGAGGTTTGTTCTAGTCGGCGAGAGCTTTACTGATGCTAGAAAGGCGCTTTCTGGACTGGAGATCAAGGTCAGCAAGATCATCAATGTAAAACAAAATAACGGAAGCAAGACCGACAATTAACCTGTGGCGGGTAGCGCCTTCTCACCGTCGAGTAGGAGGCTAGGTTGTCAACATCTTCTCTCCCGCGCAGGGGTATAGCTACAATTGATCTGTCAAAATTCACCAGGCGCAGACGTGGCTATATCAAAGAAGAAGAACTCAATTATGACATAGCCTCCATCATTGCAATAGATCCTGGAGGCACCACCGGATGGAGCATGATAAGCGTCATCCCCGAGGTCTTACAGGAGTCTGATGCTCGCATTCTTGATAATATCATCTCTCATCAACATGGACAAGTGGACTGCGGCACACATCGAGGTAATCTCGCAACCACATTGCACAGTGGTATCAGTACGGATGGAGAATTTTCTGGTATATACGATATTGCCAAGTTTATTCATAGTTGGCCCAGTGCGGCCGTTGTCATTGAGGATTTCACACTTCGGCAGCTCCGTATGGACCGAGACCTCCTCAGTCCAGTCAGGATAACAGCAGCTATTGGTTATTCAACATGGATATCAGGGAGAGACTATCATGTACAATCGCCCGCAGATGCCAAAAGTACCTGTACCGACGAACGGTTGCGAGAGTGGGGAATGTACGATAAATATGGTGGACTCGAACATGCTAGGGATGCTGATCGGCATGCCATCCTCTTTCTGCGTAGAGCCAAACAAAGCGAAAAACTTCGGGCACTGGCTTGGCCACATCTATTCGGACGTAACGGAGCTTATGTATAAAGTCGGACTAGACTAAGACGGTCTGATACGGTATAATAGAGTTTGTGGCAATAACTAATAAGTAAAACAGAGGAAATAAAATGCCAAGCTTCACGGCCGAGGACTTCAAAAAGAAGTTGGCCGATCGACTCGCATCGGCTCAGCCCTACCTTGGGCACCCAATGCTACCGATTCCTTTGCTGCCACAATCCGCCCGTACGATTAAAGTTGGCTCTTATGTGGAATTAGAGCTAGCGCGATTCTTGGAGGAATACACAGGACGTTATGGCGGACGCAGCACAAGTGAGACGGTACGCCGTCTGATAATTATCGGCGCAATGGCAGAAGGATACATTTTCGATGAAAGCGAGCAACCGAAATAACATACAGATAGTAACTGCTTATGAAGGTCGAGGTCGTGGCGACTACGGCTTTGGCAACCCGTTGGCGTTTATTACTGTAATTGCTATTTGTGCTACAGTCGGGGGTTTCATTGCAGACCCCAAGGCAACTATGGGCATTTATATATTGTTTGCATTTGTAGGGGCCGCTATTGCAATAGCTCGCTTTGTATATAGCCTATCCCAATTAAATCGTCGCGCTAAATTGGAATGGGAACGCCAAATGGCAGCGTATCGGCATCGCGCTGACTACGAGAATCAACAGTATGCGCAAGATGGCATATATGAAGGTCAATACCCCGCCGAGACAATGCCGAATTTTCACGACTATGATGATGGGATGGATCGGTGGCAGTAAATCAGATCACTGTTGAACAAGATGTGCTTGACAAATGGCACTGGAAGATCAGCAGCATAGATGATGCCGGCGAAGCCAAGGACATTGCGCGGTCGCCGGAACCGGGCTATAACACGCGCGAACAGGCTGTGACCAGCCTGTTTACGATGTATCTCGGCGAGTATGACTCGCTTAACTTCGGCAATATCTACAGCGAATTCCAGGCCAACCAGTTAGAGGCGCGGCGCGCCAAGCAGGGTTAGACTAGGGGGATGGGCGCATGTCCGCACTTTTGGCGAGATTCAAGCGGTTTGTGCACCGCTTGTCGCCAGCAGCCCGAACTACCCCACCAACATCGCTTCCTGTACGCGAAACAGGGCGACACGATGCTAGTTTGCAACGATTGCAAACAGACGGTAATAATTACGCCACAAGAAGCGGCAAAGTTGTCTGCGGCGAATTCTGTTGGGGACTCCACAGCTGTGGCTGGCACACCTGCCCATTTTGGTTTGGTGAAATTACTGCTGTCAGAGAAACTTAGTTTTATGCGCATCATTAATCAAGTTGATGCGTGGTACCAACCAACAAAACAACTATTTAGTAACAGGAGAAGCCAGTGAGCAAGAACCCATATGAGCACTTCGGATTGTTCCCCGAAATTACCACGCTCGATAATGGCCAGACTCATTGTAATGTAACTCCTGTGGCAATGGATCTATCTCCCGATAAACCGGTTGAGTTTCGTCAGCTCGATGTCAATGAAGTTGACGAAGATCTACACAAGTACCTCGATAAAGCACTTGACAGCATGGACGCGGTTTGTGATGTCATGATTCATAAGCTCGTGGAATCAATCGTCGCACGCGGCGATGAAAACAATGAAGCATTTAGCCACTTCGGTTATGCCGATCTTGTGGCACACTTTATTCAGGCCCCGCCGTTGCTCACTGCAAATATGCTGGCTGCTATGCTAGCCGATTGCGTACGCACTATTTTTGAAAACCCTGAGCTTCTAGCAGAAGCTAAGGAAGTAATTGCAGCACCAGCCAATAACTAAATAACCATTAGGCATAGACCGATGACCGGCGCGCACTCACGACCGGTAAACTTAGCAGACTGAGCGCTGCCCTGGCGGGAAAGACTGGCAAGGATGCCTAATGGACCTACAACTGACGAACCTTTTCTTTACGCAGTCAAATATTATTATCAGTCGGGCTTCACCGGTACAATACCGCTCCCGGCTGGGCTAAAGGGCCCACCGCCAAAAGGCTTCACAGGAGCCCGTGGCAAACCGCCCAGCATAGCCGATATCAAAGAGTGGTGTGATTCACATCATGACAAGTTTGTAGACAAGGGCAATATCGGCCTACGTCTCAGTAAAGTTGAAGTCCCAGATAATGTGGAATTGCCAGCTGTATATGGTGGGCAAATTGTCACCGGCTGGGAACTAATTGGTATCGATGTCGACAACTATAAAGACAAAGATGGCTATAAGCAGCTGCAAGATATTGAGAATAATTTAGGCAAGCTGCCCCCAACTGTCCGTAGTTCGTCACGCTGGGATTCTGGCACAACGAGTTATATTGCCCTATACTTGGTGCCAGCCGGTTATAGGTTTCTCGGTAAAGCTAGCTCAAATATCGACATCATTCAGAAGCGTCACCGATTTATGGTAGTTTATCCTAGCATAAATCCTGACGCAAATGATGCTAGATATGAATGGCGCGATGCCGAATTCGAGCCAATGGAATATCCCACACTTTCCATGGTTCAAGTTTTACCAGAGCCATGGTTTAATTATCTGT